TGTAGTTATACAAGCGATGAAGAGCGCAATTGACACCAGCGAAGAAGCACGCGATGAAGAACGCAGAAACTTTAACATTATTTCTGCTCCTGGATACATCGAAGTGTTAAGTAACTTGGTTAACTTAAATATTGACCGAGGCCTTACAGCGTTTGTTGTAGGTGATACTCCATTGCGATTACCTAGTGATGCTACATCATTGGTAACATGGGGTACTAATCAATTGTTAGTAACTGACAATGGTGATGACGGTATCGTTACCTATGACGAATACAGTGCTGTGTTCTATCCAAGTGGATTTACTACAGATTTAGGCGGTTCAAACGCTGTTGTTCCTTCGAGCCACATGATGCTCAAAACAATCGCATTAAGCGACAATGTTTCGTATCCATGGTTTGCTCCAGCAGGTACACGTCGCGGTGGAATTACTAATGCTACTGCTGTTGGTTATATTGATTCAGTTAGCGGAGAATTCCAAACCGTAGCACTAAACGAAGGTCAACGTGACACATTATACGATCTTAAGATTAATCCAATTACATTCTTTAACGGTGTTGGATTGGTTAACTACGGTCAAAAAACTAGAGCAAGAAACGCATCCGCACTCGATCGAATTAATGTAACTAGATTAGTGGTGTACCTACGTAGTCAATTAAACAAACTAGCTCGTCCGTTTATATTTGAACCAAATGATAAAATTACACGTGACGAAGTAAAACAAGCGGTAGAAAGTTTACTACTTGAATTGGTAGGATTACGAGCACTATATGACTTTGCTGTTGTATGTGACGAAAGCAATAACACACCAGCAAGAATTGATCGTAATGAGCTGTGGGTAGATATCGCAATCGAACCAGTTAAAGCAGTAGAATTTATCTACATTCCATTGCGTGTTAAAAACACAGGAGAGATTTAAAAATGCCTATTACTAATTTAAACAATTTATCAGTACCGTTAGCCGCTGGCAACCAAGTACTGTTGATGCCAAAGCTAAAATATCGCTTTAGGGTGACTCTCCTAGGGTTTGGTGTTGCTGCGTCAACCGAACTGACTAAGCAGGTAGCAGATGTAACCCGTCCGTCAGTAACACACGAAGAAATTATGTTAGATGTATACAACTCAAAAGTATACCTAGCAGGTAAGCACACATTTGATGCGCTTACTCTTACACTCCGTGATGATGCCAGCGGCGAAGTTCAAAAGATGGTAGGTCAGCAACTTCAGAAACAATTTGATCATTTAGAACAAGCAAGCGCACGTTCAGGTATCGATTACAAGTTTACAACTCGTATTGAAGTGCTAGATGGCGGTAATGCTAACCTAGCACCAAAAGTGTTAGAAACCATTAATTGCTACGGATGTTTTATTGCCAATGCCAACTACGGTGATCTAAATTATGGCACTAATGAAGCAGTAACAGTATCACTAAGTATTCGATTCGATAACATGGAACAGTGGGGCGCAGACAAAAATGCTCCAAGTATCGAAGGTGGTATTGGAGCATTGGTTGGTCGTCAGGTTGCTACACAATCTACTACTGGTGGATTGGGACAACAAGGCTAAAATCAGTTCAACTCTTAAAACCCGAAACATGTTTCGGGTTTTTTTATGGCATAAATATTTGTATGGCAAATAAATTTACAAGATTCTTAAATGGTGTAGGTCAGGGGATGCTAACTCCAAAGGGCATAGTAGCAGACTGGCAGCACGCGACTAGAATTTTTATCGATGATACTTATAGATTAGCTCCTAGAACTAAATTTTTATTTTATGTTCAATTTGAGATAGACCCGTCGTCGCATAGTGCTGCGGCATTTACGGCCAAGCATGCTACAGAAGTTGGAGTGTTGGTTAAATCTGCAGACTTACCTAAATATAACTTTGATTCTGTTATAAAAAATCAATACAACAGAAAAAAAATAGTGTATAAACAAATTAATTATGAACCTGTGTCTATTCGCCTACATGACGACAACGCAGGTATTGTAAATGCTTTATGGTCTATATACTATGGATATTATATACGAGATCGAAGAAATCCAGAATTTGCGTATAATGCCAATCATCTAAGGGCAGCTGGAGTAGAATCAGACAGTTATAGATATGGTTTAGATAACGATATTACTGTACCGTTTTTCAAATCAATCAGTATCTATACCATGAGTCGTAAAAGATTTAATGGATACACTCTAATCAATCCAAAAATTAAAAATTGGTCACACGGTGATGTAGCCTATTCAGAAAATGATGTGCTTGAGAGCCAGATGACTTTAGAATATGAAGCTGTGAGATATTCTACAGGTACTGTTGCGGTTGATAGTCCAAAAGGATTTGCTACATTACACTATGATAATGTACCATCGCCGTTGTCTGTAGCTGGCGGCGGCACTGAAACAATTACTGGACCAGGTGGTGTTCTTGATGGTTTAGAGAGTATTTTTGGAGATCTTGCCAGCGGTAGTACCTTTGATAGTCCACAGGGCTTTCTTAATACTGCTATCAAAGCAATTAACACCTATGAAAATTTGAAAGGGCTTTCAAAAGATAATATCACACAAGAAGCAATTTCAATTCTTAGTTCCCCAACAAACGTTGCTGCTGCCGTGTCAACAGTAGGAGGAGTAGTTGACGCAGTTTTTCCTAAATCAAGTGAAATTCTACAATCAACAACCGCATCGGCAAAGTCACTAATTAACACTGCCAGCAATATAGGAAGATTTTAATGGCCAACAACTTACCTTTGTCTCGGTCACAAGACAGTGCCAACTTTACTAAACTTTTCTTTGATACCTACGGAGAAAAGCCAATCGAATTTTCTTCAATAGATCTAGATACTACTATTGGATTTTTTGAGCAAAAAGGATTTGACAAAGATGCCGCAATTACAGTGGCAGTAACAGTATTGAAACAAGCAAAATCAGAAAATCTTCCTATATATCAAATACTTGATACTTTAAAAGAATTTAATGGTCTTCAAATTAGTTCTCTCGTAGCTGAAATTTTAAATAAAAATCGCCCAATTACATCAACGTTGGGATTTAGATCAACAAGCGTCCAACCTACTACCTTGCGAGGAGTATTGCCGTAATGGGTAAATTTGCTCAAGGGAAGTTTGAGATGAAACATCCCGAAAAGTATATTGGAAAGAAAACACCGTTGGCTCGCAGCAGTTGGGAATTTGTTTTTATGAAAATGCTAGATGAACACAGTGGCGTAGAGAAATGGGCAAGCGAAAGTATTCAGATTCCCTACCGCGATCCTTTAACAGGAAAATATACTGTATATGTTCCAGATTTCTTTATTGTGTATTTGGACAAAAATAAAAAACGACACGCAGAGGTAGTAGAAGTAAAACCCGCAAGTCAAACATTGAGAGAACAGGTTGGTAAGAGTGCTTATAATCAAGAGCAATATATTAAAAACCTAGCCAAATGGGAAGCTGCTACAGCGTGGTGTAAACAACAGGGAATTAAATTTCGGGTAGTGAATGAAGGGGATATTTTCCATCAAGGCCAACGCCGGCGATAAGTAAAAATATGACTAAACGATTAGAAGAAATTTTTAACCTAGACGACGCATCTAAAAATAAAAAAGATGAAAAGCCAGCACGCCCTGTACACCAAGAAATTCAAAGTGTTGATCAAAGTTATCAAGCGGTCGCTGAAATAACTCGTGGTTTGCCACAGATTAAAGAGTTGGGAGAACTAGATGATTCTGAACTCGATGAGTTAGCAACCAAAGCAGAACAGGCATACGACGATCTTATGGATCTAGGAATGAATGTTGAAGTTAGGTATGCTGGTAGAATTTTTGAAGTAGCAAGCAGCATGATGGGTAATGCCATTAATGCCAAAACTGCTAAAATTGATAAAAAACTCAAAGCGATAGATCTTCAACTAAAGAAACTTAAAATTGATAACGAATCCGGCGCAGATCCAAATGATGTAATAAATGGACAAGGATATATCATTACAGATCGCAACGAACTCTTGAAAAAATTAGGTCAAAAGGACTAAATATTACTATGAAATCATTCCGCGAATATCTTGCTGAAAGCAAAAAAGTATACTCTTTCAAAGTAAAGGTTGCCGGAGAACTACCGGAATCTTTTGAATCAAAATTAAAAGAAAGAATGGAACGGTGTAAAGTTGTTACTTTTGAAAAATTAACAACAACTCCAGTACAGCAACTTCCGTTAGATTTTCCCACACTGGAAAACAAAGAAGTTACAATATACGATGTGGTAGTTGAGTACCCAATTACTGCTCCAGAAATTGCCGTTGAATTAAAAGAAATGGGACTCAATGAAGAGTGCTTTCGAGTAAGAGGCAGCGGCGAGCCAAGCGAAGTAGATCAAATTTTATTGGACACAGAACCAGACGGTGACGCAAAACTCAACGATTCTGTTTATACTGATGATGTAAAAGTCAAACACAAAGACTATTTTGGAGATGACTTTAACAAAGGATTTTTAAAAGACCTTGAAAAAGCAGCCAAAGAAAGAAAAAAAGAGCTAGGGCAAGATAAAGCAAAACAAGACGTGTTGGGATCATCCCCAAAAGTCAAACAAGATAAGAATGGCGCTAAAAGCGCAATGGGGAGTTAAAAATGGATTTTCATAGATTATTAGAAAAAGTTCGAGAAATCAACACACCGTTATCTGAATCTAAGATTGATGAGTGTGGGTGCGGGTCGGCAATGAGCAGTCAACCACAAGAGACTACAACACCTCCTTCGATGAACGTTAGTCTAAATGCGCAGGGCATGGACAACATCGAAAGTTTGATGAAATTGTTTACGAAAGTAAATCCAGATATGATGCCACAAGCACCAGCACCGATGCCATCGTTGAGTATGGAACCAAAAATTGCCAGCATTAACCCAACCGGCCCACTAAAGATGTTACCTGATCTCAGTGATGAACCCAGCGACGTTGACACTCCTAATAATATCGATATTATTAAAAAGAAAGAAGACGAAGCATACGCGAACGAACCAGACGAAGAGATTGCTGATTTAGATTCTGTAATTCCAAGTGGCACTGACCTTCACAAACACAAAGGTACGCATCCAAAAGTTGCCGGTGGTGACAATCCAATGCAAAAAATGGAAAACACCGATCTGCGTGCTCAGATTAGAGCAGAATTACAACAGAGATTACAAGAAGCAAAGGGAGTTAAATAATGGCTGATTTATATGCTTATGACAAAGAAAACGGTACGTTAATTACATCAAACGCTCGTAAGAATCGTTTTCCGATTACGAGATTAGGAACCAAGTACCTAACATTTTTTAGTATTAGATTTGCCGATACCAACAACGACGTTGACGAAATAGACCAAGAAAAATTAACTCAAATTCTCAACGTCATACAAGATCAGGCAGAATTATATTATGTTGGTGCTCCTATTGTAAGCGAATCAATTGGATCTTTTATGTTTGCTGTGGGATTAGATGCTAGAGCGGACTGGGATGAGGATACTTCTTATTCAGTAGCAGCAGCGCAATTTGCCAGCCGAATTACAAAAATTCTACAAGGCCGCGCTGCTGAGCTAACAATAGATGATGACGGTGTTGAATACAATTCCAAATATGAAAACGCTTATCCTCCTGGGATAACTGTTACCGATGGTGAAGACGAAGTACAAGACGAAGATATTTTGTGTCAGCATAGAGTGTTTTATGGTATAACAACTTTTGTACCTTCCCTGTAATATATGAGAAAGTTATATAGGCTCCACTGTGGAGCCTATTTTTTTCAGCACTAATACAGATTTAATAAGTATAGATACAAGAGGTTAATTATGGCAAAAAGTTTAGAAGGGAATTTAATTAAAAAAGCCTATGCGCCGCAGAGATATACGCTTGAAGAAGTTAAACACCTAGAAGCATGTATGGATCCCGTTAATGGTCCGCTGTATTTCTGTAAAAACTTTTTAAAAATTCAGCATCCAGTAAGGGGAAGCATTCCATTTGAGCCATATGAATATCAGGTTGGTCTAATTCAGGCATATAATGGATATAAGCAAACAATCGCGATGTTGCCTCGACAATCAGGGAAGACCACATGTGCTATTGGTTATCTATTGTGGTATACTATGTTTGTTCCAGATGCTCAAGTTTTAATTGCTGCCCACAAATACGAAGGTGCTAAAGATATCATGGATAGATATCGATATGGTTATGAAAACTTGCCCGACTATATCCGAGCAGGAGTACACAGCTATAATCGAAACACCATTGAATTTGATAATGGTTCAAGAATACAGGCCACAACTACTACTGAAAACACCGGTCGTGGTAAATCTCTTTCACTAATATATGTTGACGAATTTGCTTTCGTTCAACCTCCCGAAAAAGCCAAAGAATTTTGGACAGCATTATCTCCCACGTTAGCAACTGGCGGTAAATGTATTATTACATCAACTCCTAACTCAGACGAAGATCAATTTGCCTTACTGTGGGCCGAAGCAAACAACAAATTTGACGAATACGGTAACGAGCAAGAAGTGGGGGCAAATGGTTTCTTTTCATACTTTGCTCATTGGCGGGAACATCCAGATAGGGACGAAAAGTGGGCACAGCTCGAGCGAGCAAAGATTGGTGAAGAGAGGTTTCGACGAGAGTTTGACTGCGAATTCCTCATATTTGACGAGACGCTAATTAATTCTGTAAAACTAGTAGAACTTAAGGGTGAAGATCCTCTAGCAGTCACAGGACAGACTCGTTGGTATAAAGACATTGATCCAAAAGCTACATATCTAGTTGCTTTAGACCCTAGCCTAGGAACCGGGGGAGACTATGGTGCTATTCAGGTATTTGAAATGCCCACTATGGTTCAAGTTGCCGAATGGCATCATAATTTAACACCAATACAACAGCAAGTTAAACATCTCAGAGAAATATGCCGTTACATACACGAACGTGGTGAAGAACGAGGTGGTACTCCGCAAATATATTACAGTGTTGAAAACAATACATTAGGAGAAGCAGCACTTCTAGTTATTAACAATATTGGCGAAGAGAATTTCAACGGACTATTCCTTAGCGAGCCAATTCGAAAAGGACATGTTCGAAAATTCCGCAAAGGTTTTAACACAACCCATCGAACAAAGGTAGCAGCGTGTAGTCAGTTAAAGAATATGATTGAAACACACAAGATGGTAGTTAAGTCTAAACCACTTATCTCTGAAATGAAAACGTTTGTTGCTCATGGTGTGGGGTTTGGAGCAAAATCCGGCGAACACGACGATCTAGTGTCGGCGGTTCTGTTGATAATACGCATGGCTAATGTACTTGCCGACTGGGATCCACAAATATACGACAGAATGACTGAAAAAATTACCGAAGATCAAATGCCAATGCCAATCTTTGTTAGCACTGGATTTTGATAAATAACACTATGGATCCAAGAAACAATATAGCCACTGATTTATTTTATAAAATACGCAGCAGATTTTCTGGCCTTAAATTAGGAACAGAAACTGGAGAAATTACGATCCTTCCTCAGGATGCAAGATTTTTTGATTTTGATTACATGGAAGGTGAAATGCCATTAGGCCATGTTAGTATTAGCCTAGCAGAACCAAACTCAATGAAAATATATTTTAGTCATGGCATCACAGAATCGATGGACAACGGACAAAAAAATAATTGGTATAAGTTTCTCAAAGAAATGCGCCTATTTGCTAAACGTCGTCTTTTAAACTTTGACACCCGCGATATCGCTAAGGATAATTTAGATCAACGCGACTACGCATTTTTAAGTCAAGTGTCAACTAAACCATCTACGGTTGGAGAAAGTATTATGAAAGAAAGTACAATGTACGGTACCAAAACAGTTAGTTATCAAAAATTATTAGACACCAGATTGATTATTAAACATAACCAAGCCGTTATGGACGACACTCAACCGGGAGCTAGAACTCGACACATCTCGGCATTGTTTGTTGAGAATCAAGAAGGTGAAAGATTCAAATATCCATTTATACACCTTGCTGGTGCTCGTGCTATGCAGAGACATGTAGCAAATAATGGGTTACCATATGATGAGATCGGTAAGAGCATCATTGGAATGAGCGAAGAAATAGCACAACTACGCAGTTTTGGCAATTATGTTGTGAGAAACGACCTGATGAATTCAGTTAACAACGGTATTGTTGAACGTAGTACATCGTACCTTAACTCGTTACGCGAACAAATTAAAAAGTTAGCTGGACAAAAATACTACGAACAATATAAAGAATCGTTTCAAACACAGCAGCCAGTTGACATACCCGATGACATTGTAAAAGAATTTACTGAACAATTTACCGTAAAAAGCTTCAAAGAAGATATCAAATCTGTGTTTCCTGTACTGTATAGATTAATGAAAGAAGACAATTCTGTAGACTATAATGATATTATTTCTATGGACATCGCTGGCCAATCATCCGCTAATGAACAGATAACAGCAGAAGACATTGATCAGGACCAATATGCTGAAATAGACACAACACCAGAACCCTATGATCCAGTTGAGGCGTTTGAAACATGGGTGATGAACTTGGGGGAAGAGTCAGCGATTACCAGCTCAGATCCAGATGAGCAGGCGGCGGCTTTGCAAGAGTTACAAGAACTTGTTTCTCAAGAATTTACTGCGGGAGTTGATGGCACAAACGCAACTCAAAGTTTAAAAGGAATAATTGATGATCTAGCGTTGATGTCGCAAATTAAAGAACAAGCAAAAACAAATCCCGAAGTAGACGTAAGAAGCAACATTTATGCCTGGCTCAAAGAGAACGCTCCCGAAGTACTAGATCAATTAGACTTTGGCGACTACCAGCCTGAAGATAACTCTCCTACGAGCGAGCCAGATGACAGCGAAACCGACANNCGACAATGATCAATATTATGATCAAGAAGGCAATGCTGATGAATACGCTGATGCAGATGCTGCTGCTTACGGGGAAAAAGAAGAAGCTGATCCAAACAAGTCCACTGAAAAAGCCAACATGAGAGAACTAGCCGAATTTATTCATAGTTTTTATGATCATGAATCTAAAACTTTTCCAAAAGGACCAGAAGGTGTGTCAATATTGGTAGGCAAGAAGTTTGGTCAGCAAGCAGAAAGTGTGGCTCGCAAATTTGTTGAACGTATGGCTCCACAACAGACAACAGACAACAATCCAGAATTACAAGAGTTGGCTAGAATTAAAGAATTGTCTGGAATCAATCAAGCAAATACATAATAATTTATAAGTAATGCGATTATAAAGAAGGTTACATGTAACCTTCTTTTTTGGCTAAAAAAATTTGGTTACCATTTGACTTCGCTAAATAAACAGCGCATAATAATATATGAGCATTAGGCAAACCATTTATTTTTAAGGCTAAAGGAGGCATATAAAATGGCATCACTCGCAGAAATTCGTGCTAAATTACAAGAAGCACAAAACAGAGGTACAGGCAATTCGTCATCGGGCGGCGATAACGCAATTTATCCACACTGGAACATGCCAGAGGGTAAAGACGCAGTAGTTCGATTTTTGCCAGACGGCAATTCAAACAATACGTTCTTTTGGGTAGAACGTGCAATGATCAAACTTCCATTTGCTGGTATCAAAGGAGAAACAGATACCAGGCAAGTACAGGTTCAAGTACCGTGCGTTGAAATGTACAACGACGGAACAACTTGTCCGATTTTGTCAGAAGTGCGTGGTTGGTTCAAAGACAAATCACTAGAAGAAATGGGTCGTAAGTATTGGAAAAAGAAATCCTATATTTTCCAAGGGTTCATTGTTGAGGATGCCCTCAAAGAAGAATCGGTACCAGAAAACCCAATTCGCAGATTTATCATTGGTCCTCAAATCTATAACATTATTCGCAGTGCGCTAATGGACCCAGAATTGGAAGAACTTCCTACAGATTATTTACGAGGAGTGGACTTCCGCATTACCAAGTCCAGCAAGGGTGGATTTGCTGATTACTCTACTAGTAAGTGGAGTCGTCGTGAACGAGCACTAACTGATGTTGAACAAGCAGCAATCAATCAATATGGACTCTACGATCTTTCAAGTTTCTTACCTAAGAAGCCAACTGATGTTGAGCTCAAGGTAATGAAGGAAATGTTTGAAGCAAGTGTTGATGGCGAACCGTATGATATGGAACGCTGGGGCCAATATTTCAAACCAGCAGGTATGGGAGCAGCCACAGGTGATCCAAATAAGCCCGCTACTAAACCAGTAGCTTCGGCTCAAGAAGAGTCTGACGATACTCCTTGGAATGATCCAGCAACTGAAGTGGCCACTAAGCCCGCAGCACCAGCACCGGACGTTGAAGTGTCCGCTGGCGCAAGCAGAGCTCAAGACATTCTTGCGATGATTCGCAATCGTCAACAGGCGTAACTGTCAATAAGAGTGCGAGGGGTCTCGCACTCTTTTTTATCTTGGAAATATCATCATGGCGAAGGCTTTTGACATCTCAAAATTTCGAAAATCAATCACAAAGTCAATTGAAGGACTTAGCATTGGTTTCAACGATCCAACTGATTGGATCTCAACCGGTAATTATGCTCTAAATTACTTAATCAGCGGCGACTTTAAACGAGGAGTTCCATTAGGCAAAGTTACTGTGTTTGCTGGAGAATCTGGCGCTGGTAAGAGTTACATTTGCTCTGGAAATCTTATTAAAGCAGCACAGGAACAGGGCATCTATCCAATTCTCATTGATAGTGAAAATGCTCTCGATGAAGATTGGCTTAAGGCGCTGGGAGTAGACACTAGCGAAGATAAGCTATTAAAACTTAATATGGCAATGATTGACGATGTGGCAAAAACCATTAATGAATTTGTCAATGAATACAAAAATATGCCAGAATCAGAAAAACCTAAGGTTCTATTTGTAATTGATTCCTTAGGTATGTTGCTAACTCCAACCGACGTTAATCAGTTTGAAGCAGGGGACTTAAAGGGCGATATGGGTCGTAAACCTAAAGCCCTTACGGCACTTGTTCGTAACTGTGTAAACATGTTTGGTAGTCATAATATTGGTTTGGTGGCAACTAATCACACCTACGCTAGTCAAGATATGTTTGATCCAGACGATAAGATTTCCGGCGGCCAAGGCTTTATCTATGCCAGTTCTATTGTTGTAGCTATGAAGAAACTCAAGCTAAAAGAAGACGAAGATGGCAACAAAATTTCAGAAGTTAAGGGTATTCGGGCTGCGTGTAAGGTAATGAAAACTCGATACGCAAAACCTTTTGAATCGGTTCAAATTAAAATTCCTTATGAAACAGGAATGAATCCTCATAGCGGATTAGTTGATTTATTTGAAGCCAAAGGCTTTCTTAAAAAAGAAGGCAACAGTTTAGTATATCTTAACACCGAAACTGGTGAGGTAATTAAGCAGTTTCGCAAGGCATGGGAAAGAAACGAAAACGACGGCTTGACTATTATCATGGATAATATTTCAAAACATGGCGAAAATTTCAAATCAGAGATAACTACAACAGTTGAATCTGATTTGGAGACTGAATAATGAAAGAAGATATAATTGCCGATTTGTGGACTGTGGTAATTGAGCACATTCCAGAGAAACATAGAAAAGACACAGCAGCAGATTTTGTCAACGTACTGATGGATTACGGTATAAAAGAGTCAGTACTGCAGGCATTGATTGGTGTTGATTCTTACCTTGACGAAGCTGTTGAATACGTCATAGACGGCGAAGAGGTTGATGACGAAAACTATTATGATGAAGATTAAATGAATTGGTACGATCGAGTTTCGAAAGATATTTCACACATTCCAGATGCTGTGGCCTATTATGAATCAGAATTACTAGCAGCAAAGCATGATGTACGAGTCTCGGGTTCTATAGAAAAAGCATCAGCAAGTATGCCTGGTATTGTAGAAACTCGATTTAATCAGTTACAAGAAATTGAAGCCATATTAGAATATCTTAATATTGAACTACGTCGGCTTCGTAGTCAACACTTTCGCAAATATTTAGAAAACTATCAACGATCACTAAGTTCTCGAGATTGTGAAAAGTTTGTTGAAGGCGAAGCCGACGTAGTTGATTTTGAGAAAATAATCAACGATTTTGCCCTGCTTAGAAACAAATGGTTAGGTATCATCAAAGCACTGGATATCAAACAATGGCAATTATCTAACATTGTTAAATTACGAACTGCTGGATTAGAGGATGCTACTCTATGATTAAGGACTAATGAGGTATGAAAAAGCTATCGTATCACCTAGGCGGTCACTTAAATAGAACTCACCTAGATAATGGAGCTCTAACCTGGGCAATTGAGAAATTTAAAATTTCTAGTTTTTTAGATGTGGGATGCGGTCCAGGTGGTATGGTTGAATTAGCCGAATCTATTGGCCTAGATGTTACTGGAATAGACGGCGATCATACCATCGATCGATATAATAAAAATAGATTTATCATACATGACTATACTACAGGCCCGATGCGTCTTGACAAAATCTACGATCTTGTTTGGAGTTGTGAATTTGTCGAGCATGTTGAGGAGCAGTATGTTTCTAACTTTTTAGAAACATTTAAATGTGGAAAAGTGTTAATACTAACGTTTTCCCCGCCAAATACCCCTGGGCATCACCATGTTAATTGTCAACCTGAGTCGTACTGGATTGACAAATTAAATAACATTGGATTTGAATTTGATAAGGCACTTACTATCGAAGCGAGAAATCATAGTTCTATGAAAAGGAATTTTGTGAGAAATAACGGTTTGGTGTTTATTAATAAGTTTGTGGAAAAAAATTAAATGATCTTAAGAAAAATAGGCGGCCACTCGGACAAAGTGCTTGAAGCACTAGAAGTTGAATTTGGTGATGATTACTTGTATGCTTTTAATTCTTTTATGCCAAACGAAGAGTGGGCATTGGATGTATATCGAACATCAAGAAGATTAAAAAAAGATGTAATGGCTATCGAAACTCCATTAATTGGTCGTACTGATTTCAAAAATAATGTATCTATAGGGGACGAACCGTACTACAGAATTGGATTAAATTATGTATCGGCCTTTTTTTATCACAACTATTTTATACCCGAGACCACAGATGAATCTCGAATAACAGAGATATTCAAAAAGACAAATACTGTATTAAAACCGTGGAGGTCTGATGGAGAGCATATAATATATGCTATGCAAATACCTGAAGATACATCGTTATTGGGATTAGACGTATTTGCTGCTGCCCAATACGATTTGACAATGTTGAGAAGATTGACTAATCGACCAATTTATGTGACCTTGCATCCTGGTATGCGCAAAAGACCCAAAGTGATAAAAAACAATCAAAGATTCGTTGAAAGTTTTGAAGAAATAGTTGGGTTAAGCGATTGTGTTATTTCAGATACACCAACACACGACCTATTTAAAGATGCTTGGTGTACAGTTTGTTACACTAGCGGAACTTCGTATGAATCTATCATTAATGGAATACCGGCCATCACTCTCAGCGAACGGTCTTTTATGAGGCCAATTACTTCTACTTCTTGGTATGATATTGAAAATCCAATGATGACTGACAGAATGCCTTGGTTGTCTAAGATTGCGTATTGTCAATGGACACTATCAGAAGTCAAATCTGGAAAATTTAAAAATCATGTTGACAGTTTTTTGGAAAGAAAAAAACATGATTGAAATTGTCTGTCTTAAATGGGGTAACAAATATTCGGCTGAATATGTGAATAAGTTGTATGCGTCAGTTGAAAGAAATTCAACAGTTCCGTTTAGATTTCATTGTTTCACTGATGATGAAACAGAGGTTCGATCAGAAGTGATCGTTCATAATTTACCATATACTAATTTACAAACATGGTGGAACAAATTATATCTTTTTAGTGAGTTAGACGCTTTTCCTATTGGTTCACAGATTTTTTATGTTGATCTTGATACTGTAATTGTTGATAATATTGATATGCTGCTGTTGTATAAACCAAAAAAATTGACTGTATTAAAAGATTTTTTACACGGTTTAGCTAAAACAGCAGGTACTATGGGATCTGGATTAATGTTGTGGACACACGGTGACTATACGCACGTATGGACAAAATTTATTAAAAATCCCGAGGCAGCAATCAAACAAGTGGAACCGCATGGGGATCAGCACTGGATTGATTTATGCGTGTCTGATAGAGACTACTGGCAAGACTTATTTCCGTCAAAAGTTGTGAGTTTTAAAGTTCATTGCCTACAAGGTTTACCCACCGGTGCGGCTGTAATATGCTATCACGGAAAACCGTCAATTCCAGAATCGGCAACTATGACTGAAAAAATATGGAAATTTAATATCACCCCACAGCCTTGGGTTTTGGAACACTGGAAAGAATAATGGTAACTACTTATTTTTCATTTTTAGACCCTAATAAAATATTTGGCATGGTTGGCCGCTGTGGTGGCGGTTATAACACTGTATGGGAAGACTGGACCCCAGAGGGTCGAGCAGCAAGAGAAAAGATTGTTAAAGAGTTTGAAGAGGGAATGAACGCAATATGTGGTCATTATTCAAAACTTGAAGAAAGTATTCTTGCTGAAGGATTTCGCAATCCTATAATCATCACAAACGGTCTGCCCGTAAGAAAAAAATTAAAGCATATTCCCCCTGAACTAAGAAAGGTACATTCTTCAAAGTGGCTGTTAATGGAGGGATTTACAGGAGGTTCAAGATTATGGGTAGCACAGAAACACAACATTCCTGTGCCGTGTATGATCAACGATTTTTCAAATAAGGGCATGTATCCTGTTAAAATATCTTCAATTGATCAAGCACTTATGTATTATAAAGATCAACCAAAAACGTTGTCGTTTCATCCTAGATATGGACTAAGTGAAGAATTTGATAATGAAAAGATAGGGTATCATTTGGGAGCAGAGTGGTCGGAAGAAAAGATCGTAGTTGAGAGAGCACCACTATGGGTTAAGACCATGAACAAATATGGATACTATGTCGATCGACTACAGCCATATGTGCTGAATATCTTAAAAGAACACGGCATAGTTCAACCTACTAATTTAAAAAAACGTGCAAACTTCAAATAATTGACGTATTAGTCTCTTGATTATATAATTGTAATATGAGATACCTCGAAGATATTTTTGTCCAATTTTACAATTTAGCGGTATGTGGATCAATTGTAATTTCTACCAAAGACTGGCATCCCTTGTCTAGTTTTTTTCAGTTATGTCTAAATAACAACCCTTTAACTGAAAAGCAAGCTGAGTTGATGTGTCGTATATTAAAAAAATATCAACAAGAATCTTTACTTGCTGGACTGGACTTTTCTCAAGAGTTAGAAAATCGCACCTGGAAGCATCCTTTTAGAGTTATCGATGATTATAAAAGATTGTTTATTCATGTTAGTCAACCAGGAACACCATGGATATGTGTTCAATCACCGTATCATCTAAAGGGCGTGTTAGATGAAGAGCTAGATATTAAAAAAAGTAGCGATCATAGATTTTTATGGGATCCTACCATTCGTGCTAGAAAGTATCCAATACATTCGGCAAATCCTATATTATTTTACGAATTTGCGGTCAAACACAATTTTGAAATTGATGATAATTTTATGATGTATTTGGCCACGTATGAGGAAGTATACGAATCCATCGACACTGTATTTCCATTTTCACAAATAATAGATGGAAAAGTAGTATTAGTTAACCCCAAAGGTATCGCATTTACATACTGGCAGGCTAACCAAACGCATCAGTTAGCAGATGATTTATTATTGGCAAAAAGTATGGGATATCCCTTAATTAATCCATCTAATACACTAATTGAAAAAATTTCAAGCACTCCTAATAATATATTTTGGACCAAAGATTTACTAGGAATTCTTCAAATAGCAGCATCTTTAAACGGTAAGACCTGCATCGTACTTGACCGAGAAACAAAATTAAAAAGTTGGTTAAAGACATTTGATCAACATATTGATCGGTTGAATATTGATAGGTCACTTGTCAAGATATGTTTTAGACTAGACAACAGTGACCTCAATCAATGGATTGCTGATAAAGGATACGGCGGCAAGGTCGATCAAGGTAAAATATTAATCTTTAACCATAAACCGGCTAAATGGTTGTTTAAAGATTCAAATTCAGTTAAACTTGTTGTTAGTAATTCATACTACCCTCCTACACAAGTAGTTACACGAGAGTGGATGAACACACACCCTTGCGTGATATATCAAGGTGATATACGCCCTTCGGTGACAAAAGGAAATACAATTGTCGACTTGTAAATTAATAATCAAAGATGAAGTAAACGTAAAATTAGATGGATTGGCAGTAGAAACTCGAAGAAAGATAGCTAACAAATTAAAATATGAGTTACCATATGCTAGACACATGCCTGCCTATAAATTAGGTAGATGGGATGGTACCAAATCGTTTTTTGGAATAGGTGGTAACGGGTTTCTAGCACATCTTGATATTATATTGCCTATTGTAGAATCCGATGGATATGATATTGAGGTTGAAGATCTTAGAATACCCAAACAATTATCGTTTGAACCGATAGATGAAATGTATTGGGCAAACAAAGGCAAGACATGGCCTGCTGGGCATCCCAACGCCGGTGACCCAATTGTTCTTCGTGATTACCAATTTGAAGTTGTTAATAAATTTTTAGAAAATCCACAAAGCCTTCAAGAAATCGCCACAGGCGCCGGCAAAACAGTTACTACTGCTACATTAAGTCACCTATGTGAGCCATACGGACGATCTATTGTAATCGTTCCAAATAAAAGTTTGGTAGTACAAACTGAAGAAGATTATCGAAATCTTGGATTGGATGTAGGAGTATATTTTGGTGATCGTAAAGAAATCAATCGAACCCATACTATTTGTACGTGGCAGAGCTTAAACATTCTCGATAAAAAAGAATATGATGTTGAAGCACTAACTCTAGCAGAATTTATTGATGGAGTTGAGGCAGTAATTGTGGACGAATGCCATCAAATTAAAGCTGAGGTTCTAACAAAACTACTCACTGTTAATTTTAAAAATTGCGCGATTCGGTGGGGATTGACTGGAACCATCCCTAAAGAACCATACGAGTACCAAGGGTTATATGCCGCCATTGGTCCTGTTATACACCAAGTTAGCGCACATGATTTACAAACTAAAGGTGTATTGGCTGACCTTGAGATCAATATTTTACAAACCACTGACATACAGGTATTTCGCACTTTTCAAGAAGAATATGCTTTTCTTGTAACTGATCAAACCAGACTAACATGGTTGTCTAATCTAATTAAAGAAATGTCTTTAAATGGAAATACCTTAATTTTGGTTAATCGTATAGACACCGGAAATAAACTAATGGAACTATTGCCAGATGCTGTGTTTATCAACGGCGGAGTTAAACTGGGCGATAGAAAAGATGAATATGACGAAGTCAAAACTAGCAACGACAAAATTCTTATAGCAACATACGGTGTTGCTGCTGTTGGTATTAACATTCCTCGAATTTTTAATTTGGTGTTGTTAGAACCAGGCAAGAGTTTTGTGAGAGTTATTCAGTCAATCGGCCGCGGAATCCGCAAGGCAGAGGATAAAGATTTTGTTCAGATCTGGGATATTACCAGCACCTGTAAGTATGCCAAGCGACACCTTACAGAAAGAAAAAAATACTATAAAGATGCGAAGTATCGCTTTACAATTACCAAGGTGAATATATGAAAATTTTAACACTTAACAACCTATCATTTGATTTAAACGATCTACCAGAAGAAGTAGACGAAGACACAAGATTTTCGGTGCTAGATAATTCTACACCAGCAGATCCTGATTTTTATTTTATGCCTTTGATATTTTTAGAATCATTTAATAGTCCCGCAATTTTATTAAATATTGGCGGATATGAAGTACAGATGCCACTAGACTGGTGTTTAGTAGTTGGCGATAAAGAAAGTGGGCTCGATCCCGAGGTACTTCCGTTGACTAGTATTAATGAACGAGGGTTTGATGCGTTGGTGTTTAATCCTATAAGTGGTTTTAAGGCAGAATACATGTCTATTGAGATTGTAAATATATTCCAAGATGTTAAATGGTATTTTCCTAAGATGAAGAGCGGGCAACTATTAACAGTGCCGTTACACGACGCTCCCCAACCTCCTTGTGCTTTCTTTGTTAAAGAAGTATCGAGACAAAGTGAAATTCTACAATTAGATAAGTTGATATGACATCTGTAAACGTTTATGCTACACTTTTATTATATTTAAGGAGGCATCTTGGGTAAAAACACATACGTAGATCTGTTTAAAGACATGATACCGGCAGTTGATATGGGTATCAAAGAATTGTGGGACGCTGCTACAGAAGACGGCCGCAAGGAAATTAAAGGAGACCTGTGGAATCTTAATCGGTATATCAGTGTAGTAAAATCAAACAATCGAGAATTACAAGAACATTTTGTATTAACAGTCAATGAATTTTACAATAAAAATTGGGCAGAAATTTCTAAACATCCTAAACTTCAGTGGCAGACATTGTGCTTGTGTTGTCATGATTCTAAAAACACGTATTTTCACGAGTGGATAGGTTTAAAAAAACAAAAAAACAAAAAAGAAGAATTCTTAGCAGAACTATTTCCACACATGAAATACAGTGATATCGAAACACTAGCTAAAATTACCACAGATAAAGAAATTAAGGAATATTGTGAAGACCTTGGTTGGGATAAAAAACAAATCAATGGAATTAAACTATAACTGCGAGTTTTGCGGTAAGTCATTTGCTAAAGAAAAAACTTTGGTTGTTCATATTTGTGAACAAAAGCGGCGCCACCTATCAAAGAACGAAAAACATGTTCAGGCTGGCCTTTTGACTTATCAAAAGTTCTATGATATAAATCAAAAAATAAAGGCACCTAAAACTTTTGAAGATTTTGCTTCAAGCCCATACTATACAGCATTTGTAAAGTTTGGAAGTTTTTTAGTTAATACAGCTCCAATTTATCCAGAAAGATTTATCGAATATGTAATTAAAAGCGGAGTAAAATTAGACCATTGGTGTCGCGACGAATTGTATGACAAATATCTAGCAGAATTGATAGCAGTTGAACCAGCAGACGGAGCAATACAGCGAACGTTAACTACTATGATTGCGTGGGCTACAGAAAACAATGCCGCATGGGAACATTATTTTCAATATGTAAATTTAAACAGAGCAACCCATGACATTAGAGAAGGTTTGATAAGTCCTTGGATATTGTTAAATACCAAGTCAGGGAAGGATTTGCTAACCAGAATGAACGATGAACAATTAGAAATTGTTAGTCCAATAATTAATCCACAGTATTGGATACGCAGATTTAAAGACCGTCCTGCCGATACTGTGTTAGTTAAAGAAGTGATTAAAGAGGCGAAGATACCATAATGTCAAGAAGACCTGTACCACCACCGGAACCAATCGAAGAACTCAAACCAAATGAAGAATTTATTTCGAGAGATGACCTTACGATTGAAGTTATTCCAATGGACGAAGATGGAGAATCTACAGTATATGTTAGGTTTTCTGGCTTTGAAGATGACGAAACTGCTGAAGAGTACGCAGCATTTTTACAAGACACACTACCACTGCTATTGTTTGAAACCACAAGGTTCCACTAATGGATATTGATATAGATTTCGTCAACAGGGAGCATGCTTTAGAATTTTTTCAACACATAAAGGCAAGCCGCTGGGAAGATTCAAAATTAGTTAAGCACAACACAGGGATATACCTGCATCCAGTACCGGTTAATGCCGTTACGGGACTATCGGCGGTGCCATTTAAAGAAGCCGAACAGCGTGGTTATTTTAAAATTGATTTTCTTAATGTTAGTATGTATCAAGGAATACGAAATGAAAAACATCTCATTCAGTTAATGAACGCAGAGCCATTGTGGGACCTATTAGAACAAGAATCGTTTGTAGATTTATTGTTTCATGTAAACGGACATGTTGATATTTTAAAAAGAACTAAACCCACCAGTGTAGAACAATTGGCAGCAGTATTAGCAATGATTCGACCAGCAAAGAGACACCTTATCGGCCAAGATTGGAATACAATATTAAAAGAAGTGTGGACTAAGCCAACCAATGATGAATATTATTGGAAGAAAAGTCATGCGTATGCGTATGCGATTGCTGTGGTTGTTCAGATGAATTTAATTTGTGAACAGATAAGCGGCGAATATGGTTAATTGGTTTTTCGCACCAGTGTGATAGATTTTCTTTTTACTCGTTTAGTAAGTATGTCATCTAAACTTGTACATGGACCTAAAATTACTTTTACATCCTTTGTAGAAAAGTTTCTAATAATATATCGAAATTCCACTACTTCTTTGTTAAGAAAAATGTTAATGGGTATCATGCGATTTGATTCCCACCACCAAACCTCCCCCAACTCTAATAGTTTTGATCTTTCATCGTCGGTTTTGATCATTGAAAGATCATAAAAACTGGTTATTTGAGAATCCTGATTGATTATTATACCAACATACTCCTGTTCCATGTGTAAAATTACACTAATGAACGGATAATTTTCTCTAAAGTCTTCTGTAATACGCATGGATAAATATTATAAAGGTCCGTAAAATATGTTACTAAATTCAGTTTATTTATATCCAAATAAGGTCGACGTATATACAAATTACGAGGCAACTTGGGTAACAGAGAGGTATTACAGAGTGTACAATCGTAATTTAAAAATTTATCGTAGTGTTGATAATCGTATAGACTTTCAGGTACGAAATAGAGATCAAAAAGCTATAAGTGTTGATCAAACATATTTGGTTTTTTCTATTTTTAATAACATCACTCAAGAATTAGTCTATCAAAAAGACTGTACAATGATTGCCGATGACGAAGAGAGACACCTTAAAGGTCGAGCTTATGTAGTAGTTACTGCCGATGATCTTTTGATGTTAGAACGAGGTGCTTATCAGTATTCGTTAGTTCAAGAAGTTAGAATATATAACAATGATACTTACGCTGTTACTTCTAGGACACCAACATACATGGATTCTCAGTACGGAGCTATTGGAACCTTAGAAATAGTTGGCGATCTTTTTGGTGACATTACGGACAGCATTGTTATTGAAGAATTTGCGTTGGTTAATCCATTTACACAAGGTGACGAAACACCCAAATGGTATGAAAGCAGCATCATCAACGCAAACCCTCAACTGTCAACTCCTCAAAGTTTGCACACACTTCAGTTATATTTTAACAATTATCAGGGATCTGTTATTATTCAGGGCAGTATCGAGCCTCAGGGTGCTACCCCGGATAAATGGATAGATATTGAAACATTTACTCCAGCAAAGCCTGTAGAATTTTACAATGTCGTGGGTCGATGGAATTGGCTAAGAATTAAACACATTCCCACTCAAGGAAGTCTTGACAAAATACTCTATAGATGATAAACTTAATCTATGACACTCGTTGTAGATAAGTTTAAAACTCTAATACCCCCTCGTGCCAAATCTAGTCCAAGCGGATGGACTAGTTTCAACGCCCCTTGCTGTCATCATAGAGGTCACAAACCAGACCAACGCAAACGAGGCGGCCTTCGATTTGATCATGGTATTGTGTACAACTGTTTTAATTGCAAGTATACCGCAAGTTGGCAACCTGGCCGAACAATAACAGAAAAGTTTAAAAATTTATGTCGCTGGATGGGAGCAACAGATGATGACATCCGACAGTTAACATTCGAAGCCATAAAGACAGAAAAAGCCGACTATGTTCCGGAAGCATCTACAGTAATTGAATTTACTGACAAACCATTGCCTGAAGGCGCCCGCACTCTTGTAAGTTGGGCACTTGATACATCAGAACTAACAGAATCACAAGTAGAATCTCTAGCTGCTGCTATCAAATATATAAGTGATCGCGGACTTGATCCTCAGCAAGATATTTTCTATTGGTCTCCTATCAACGGATATGACACTCGGGTAATAATATCCTTTGTCTATCAAGGAAGGATTGTGGGAAATACTGCTCGAAAATTTAACGAAGGTCGCCCAAAATATCTCAGCGATCAACATCCTCATTTTGTTTTTAATATGGATCATCAAAACGAAGATCAAAAATATGTATTTGTATGTGAAGGGCCGTTTGATGCTCTAAGTATCAATGGAGTAGCAGTGTTAACCAATGATGTAGCCGAACAACAGGTTAAATTAATCAACGGACTTGGCCATGAAGTAATTGTAATACCAGATCAGGATATTGCGGGCCTGAGGTTAATTGATCGTGCTATTGAGTTAAATTGGTCTGTGGCGTTTCCTACATGGGATGCCGATGTTAAAGATGTTGCAGATGCTGTAGCTAGATACGGTCGATTATTTGTCACTGTTGACGCTATTAAAACTGCGGTGTATGGAAAAATCAAACTATCAATGGCTCGAAAGCAATTGGAGGCTAAGTTGAAAAAAGAGCTAAATGGCTCTTAAATTGACCGATAGTTGTGTTCCAGCTATCTGTATATAAGAATGACAACAAATAGAAAAATGCTGTTTTTTAATATTTTTATTTTAATAAAATCAATAACTTATAAGGCACATTTTTTAAATATGAGTCTTATTTTAAAAGGAGTAAACACATAAATGATTAATGACTATGGATATGAAGTACAAAAACTATATCTAGAGCTCATGATCGCCGATGCTGAAGTATTTGTGAGATGTCAGGGTATTTTTGATCACACATTGTTTGATCGAAAGTTACAAGATGCTGCCGAGTTCATCAATACATATTCTAAAGAATACGCAGTAATGCCTGATTACGAAATGGTAAATGCGCATTGCCAAATTTCCTTAAACAGGCCGGCTGATATTAAACAAGGACACCTTGATTGGCTCATGGATGAATTTGAACAGTTTACTAGGCATAAGGCTCTTGAGCGAGCAATTATAGATTCTCAAGATCTGTTAGAAAAGAACGATTATGGCGCAGTAGAGGTAATGATCAAGGAAGCCGTTCAGATTGGTCTTGCTCGCGACATGGGCACTGATTATTTTTATGATCCTAGAGGGCGACTGTTGGGACTCAAAGATAAGAACGGGCAAATATCAACAGGGTGGCCAACGTTAGATCGACGATTGTTTGGTGGAATGAATCGGGGCGAATTAAACATATTTGCTGGCGGTTCCGGCGCTGGCAAGAGTCTATTTTTAGCTAACTTAGGCGTTAATTGGGCACTTCAAGGGTTGAACGTTGTTTATCTTACATTAGAGTTGTCAGAAGCATTAGTTAGTATGCGTATAGATAGTATGGTTACCGGGGTTGGCACTAAGGAAATCTTTAAAGACCTAGACGACGTTGAAATGAAAGTTAAAATGATAGGTAAAAAGGCCGGCAAATTACAAGTAAAATACATGCCATCGGGAAAAACAGTTAATGATGTGCGTGCCTATTTGAAAGAATATGAAATTAAAACAGGGCAAAAGGTCGATGTGCTGTTACTCGACTATCTAGATCTATTGATGCCTATCAGTAAAAAAATTAGTCCAGCAGACTTATTTGTTAAAGACAAGTTTGTATCAGAAGAGTTAAGAAATCTAGCTATGGAAAAGCAATGTTTACTGGTTACAGCGGCACAGTTGAATCGTGGTGCTGTGGAAGAAGTAGAATTTGATCACAGTCACATCTCGGGCGGGCTATCTAAAATTCAAACTGCTGATAATGTATTTGGTATCTTTACAAGCCGTGCTATGCGTGAGCGTGGACGCTATCAAATCCAGTTAATGAAGACACGTTCTTCTAGTGGTGTTGGCCAGAAGGTTGATTTAGAGTTTAATATTGAAACACTTCGAATATCAGATCTGCCAGAAGAAGATCAAGAACACAGCGGCGCAGCACCTCGAGGAACCAGCTCAATCATTGATTCAATTAAACGAAAAACTGAAGTCACTCGAGATGATCCTACCGAAGGCGCCCCGGTTGGAAAAGTCAAGGGACACATCGATAGTAGTAAGGTTCGAGATATTCTTAATAATATGAAATACGATGAAGACTGAGCGTGTGTTATTGACGTCTTGGGATCATTCCTGGCAAGACAAAGATTGTTTAGATATAGATTGGCCTGCTGTTCACAAAGCAGTTGGAAAAGAAGCAGTATATTGGTTACTTTCTCAAAAAAAATCTAATTGTCAGCTGATAGTGGAAAAATTAGATACTCAATATAGGTTGATAGCCGAGTTTTACGATCGCAACTGTTTGGTCTGCTTTCAACTCATGCGAGAGCATGATAAATAATTCAATACAAGGATAGTGATATGAAAACATTTCTATATGAAGAAGCTATGGCTTTAAAGATGCCTAACCAGCAAATAGTACCAACCAAAGCAACGTTGTGGAAAAAGACAAACAATTTATTCGTTCAAAAAAACACAACTGCTATGGTTCAATACTATGAAAATTTAGGTGGCCGTTGGAAAATTCAAAATTCCTTGAACGAAAATAAAAAAACATCGCCTATAGAAAATAACACCACAAAGATAGTCAACACAGAATCTGTTAATAAAATTGATCCTGAATTCTATGGAATATACGGAGTTGAATTAACTCCAGAAAACGTTGAATGGTTACATGAACTACGTGAATTTGAACCCGATGTTTACAGAAAAATGTTAAATTGGGATTAATTATGGAACCAGTGTCAACTACTCAAGATCAACAACAATCAGCCAGTACTAGCCCAGATGTACAGCAACCTACAGAACCCACTGTGAGAAAATCTCCATCGTTTGAAAAACGAATTAGATTAATTCAATCAGTATTGGGCCCTATGTTATCGGGTGCCGGCAAGAGAATAATGTTAGGCGGCGAAACTGGAGTAGGCAAGACTACATTTGTTCAACAATTTGCTGATATATTAGGGTTTAAAACTATAGTTGTAGAAGTACCGCAGGTTGTTGAAGAACAATTAATTAATATTCCATTCATCGTAATTGAAAAGGGCAACGAGAGTCACGGTGGTAATGTAGTATTTCAAAAAGATGACCGCCAGCAAATGGGCGTACGGTTAGCTAAGAGTAACCTTGTTTCACAATTACAATCATTGACAAAAATACCCGATGTTCAATATGCTGATTATATTAAATCTCTACCAAAAGATTCTCAAGATTTAATTGCTGCGTATGAAGACATGTATCCGGGCGAAATTTCAAAAGCTAGATCTAAGTATGAAAATATTTTATTCTTTGATGAATTTTTAAGAACATCAACCCCCACAATACGTAGTATTCTTCGAGGAATTCTCAACGGTAATGTTGGTATGGATCCTTTACCAAAATCTACCTATGTGCTATACGCCACAAATCTTTTTGATGTATCGGGCAGTCTCGATGACGCCGGCTCACATACCACTTTTTTACAAGTTGACTACGAAGCACCAAGTTTTGAAGAATGGATGCATCATATGGTATCAAATCAATCAATCGCATGGAAACCAGATGTTATTCAGGCATTTGAAAAACATGTGAAAGATGAGAATCTTAGTTATTCCGACCCAAATTCTGATATAAGAACAAGTCCTCGCCGATGGTCTGAAATTATTTTAGCCATTAACAATTTTTATCCGTTCGATGGTCCCGATACTGCTGGTATGTTGATTTCAACATTACGACGTCAATTTGAAAACGATGAACAGGTTAGATCCCCAATATACGAAGTTGTTGAAAAAGTTTTAAATGAGTTAATTGATAAGTCAAAAATTGATCGATCAAAAATTAAGAATTATGCTGGGAAAGATTGGAAGAATATTCTAGCGTTTCATGTAAAATTAAAAACTTCAGTTGGAAAATCTAAAAAATATATTCCGGTACTACAAGGATTGCCTGGTATTGGAAAAACTTCAGTAGCAGAATCAATTGCTAAAGAATCGAATTTAAGATACATACCAATCGAATGCCCAACTATCGAACCAGATCATGTTGTGGGTATACCAATTCTTGGACAGACCGACGATTCAGTTGAATTTGTACAGCCACAGTTGCACATGTTAATCACCAAAAAAATCAAAGAATCCGAAGATCGGTATAAAGAACAATTGTCTAGAAAGTATTCACAAGATGAAGCAGAACAACGTTGGGAATCTTATCAGAATCAACCATATAAGTATCTAATCTTTTTTGATGAAATCAATCGAGTTAAAAGTGTCAACGTGTTTAATGCTTTAAGACGAGTAATATTAGAAAAAACATTTAATGATCAATATAAATTACCATCAGAATCATTAGTTGTGGCAGCAATGAATCCAACCGATAGCTTGTCAATTCCATTAACTGGCCACTTTAGAGATGCTATTGAAATTATTGATGTTGAGCCAAATTGGAAGGAAACTTTAAATTATCTACAGAAGTATTCAGCTGAGAAAGCAAAAGCCAACGACGCAACCGATGAATCGGTTGAGTTATCACTTAAATTAATCGAAGAGTTCCCTAAGTCGTTCGCTGATCGAAAGAAAGGCCGATCAGCAAACGAGTTTTACATCAACATAGGCAGTGATGATTTTATTGAGGAAGTATATCTCAACCCAAGAGATTACGATAATTTATTTTTAGAATTATGTCAGGCTATTTCATCAGAAAGTGCTGCTATTCGTAATCAAGAACGCAAGGGCAGAGAGTTTTCGGATCAAGAAATAGTTGCTCAAATAGCCAAACGAGCATATCTAAAATTCAAAGAAACAATCAAATGGCCAATTTATAATCAAATTAAAGCAGATGCTTCTCCAGATTTTTATCTAGAAGTATTTGATTACATAGTTGAGAGGGTTGAACAAGGAGTTAAATTAGAAACTTCTGTAGTGGGCTTTGATCAAGTATTAATGAATGCGTATAAAAATAGACAATCTTTAGCAGACAATCAAGAATTTATCAACTATATGGTTGAGTATGAACCGTCTACTTTTGTTAGAGATATCACCGAAGTCCTATCTAACATTGATGACTCGTTTAGTGGAACTCCGGCTGATCGTGAAAGATTTTACCTGTCAAGAGATCCAGACAGTTTATATAGCTTTGTATCAAACTTTGTTGATGCTGTAGAAAAAACAAAGTCGGAACCCGATTCAATAGACAAACTTAGACAAGCAGTTAATACCATGTATGTAATGCTGTTTGACAAAATACAAAGCACATCGTCGACTAACACAAACACACCAGATTTAGATGATTTAGCTCGAGCAATCAAATTATCTAACGCAATTAGTGATCAAATTGACGAACTACAAAAGGCGTTTGGATAATGAGATTTATTGAGATTTTACAGGAAATGGCCCTATCTAAAGAGCGGAAACTCAAAGGTGAAGTTGCTATGAGACGTTCTCAGATTGCCGATAAACATATTCAAACGGCTATTAATAAAATATCAACAAAGACTGGAATTTCTGTTGATGAAATTACCAAAGTTGTTGAAAAAGATCGAAGTATTGAGTATTTAAAAGAATGTGCTAAGTATAGTCCAACCTTGTTCCTAACAATGGCCGAAAATGTTATTGAAGAGATTGTATTTCGATATGTAGAAAAAAATAAAGAAAAACTAGGCGAATCAGATATTAAGTTTGATATTAGTATCTTTAATAGATTATTATCGTATATTAAACAAGAAAATCCAGGTTTTTTTCCGTTAAAGAATTATACAACATATAAAAGAATCTACAATGTAAAACCAATATTGGTACCTAATACAAACCTGCCTCAGTTTGATAATGTAAAAACTGCAGCCGCAACACCCGCCGGCCAATTTATATTCAATGTTCCATTCATGCAATCGTTGTTAGATTATGGAAACTTAATAGATCTCGAAGTTAATAAATCTAAATATGTAAGTCAAGGAGGAGATATTCCTGATCCATATGGATATATTGAATTTTTGATACTTCATGAATTACTTCATTATACATATGGTGATTTTACCACTATACAACAATACACAAAATATCCATTTATTGCTCATAACTGGGCCACTGATCTTCGGTCTAACTACATACTTGTAAAATCTGGATTGCCGATGTTACCGATGGGATTAATCAGCGATGATATTAACTTCGATCGCGATGAAACTAATCGATATACCAAACTAATTAGATTAGTTCATGACGAAATGCAAAAGTTGCCGCCAAACTTGCGAGAATGGACCGAACGACAATTTGACATGGATGAACATCAGCCGCTGCCACCTAAGTCACCTCAAAAACAACCAATTAAGGTTGGAGATATCGTTCAAGATAAAAAATCTGGAGAATATTATAAAGTTACCAAGATTGACGGAAGGAACGTAGATACTGTTCCGGCAACTCCTGTTGAAGTTGCCAAAGCAAAAAACGCAAGTATTATATAGATTTTAGGAACTTTAAGCATGCCCACGTTTGATATTGATGATATTGTTGTTGTACAACCAGATAGACAACCCGGTGATAGACAGCCAGGTGATAGACAGCCAGGTGATAGACAGCCAGGTGATGGACAGCCAGGTGATGGACAACCCGGTGATGGACAACCCGGTGATGGACAACCAGGTATCGATCAAAATAATATCAAGGGTAAATCTTTCAAAGATATCGAAGATGAGTTAGATCGAATCGATCGAGAAATTGAAAACAGAATGGGAAACAGTAAAGATCTAACCCCTAGCGAATTAGATAAAAAATTAAATCAAAAACCCGAAATTTCAAAACCAGGCCAAGGAGGCGACGGGTCATATCGATCAACCATTGAGAAACCTAAACCAGTATATAGTTGGAAGGAAATTATCAGGCAATTTGTAGTCTCAAAAAAGGGAGTCGATACTACTCGATCAAAACCTAGCAAGAAAGCTATGACCGCTATGTCAGGGGCTGCCGTTACTGGTGCTGGAGCTATGCCACCTGGTGAAAGACCCCTCGAAGAGGCATTTAAACTCGTATTAGTTCTCGACACTTCGGGATCTATGATGGGGGCAATTGGAACAGCGTTAGCTGAAACCGAACAACTGATTAAAACTAATTACTCAAATGTCAATGGAAATTTTGGTGTTTGTTTTTTTTCAAGTTCGGCCGATTATTTTGCTGTTAATCCAGGTCAGCGTACTTTCCATCAAATTTCTAACCTTAATGAATTAACAACATCAAAAACTTCTATGACCAAACGTCCAATGAAAGATCTATTCAACATGGCAAAAAGTGGAGGAACTAGAGTTTCAGAATCTATGGTTGATCAATTAACCGCAGCAGCAGCCAAAGGCTACAACATTATTATGATATCTGACACTGACCTGCTGTACGGATCCAATTGGGATAATTTTAAAAAATTATATGCAGGAGCCAAGCGAAATTTATTCTTTATTGCCGATAGCGCATACAGCTACGAAGAAATAATCAAAAAAATGAAAATAAAACCAACAACGTTTTCTCATTTCTAACATGAATAAATAATATACTATGTACTTAAGACAACTTTTTGAAACAACGCAATCGACCACTAGTGATGAAGACCTTTTAGCCACCGCCAACGGGTTTTTTAAAAAAAACTTCGATGATGTAGATATTTCTCACATAGAAGATCAAACAGTGGTAATTTCTAATGACTTGGTAGATCAACCTAGAGCAAGATTTAATCGATTGCCTTTTCCTACAAAGTTCAAATCTCCTGATAGTGGTATGTGTTCACTAGGATCAATAGATCTAACAAGTACAAAAAATCTTCCTCCAGAAGGGCATACATTGTGGATTGAGGGTGCCGACAAGTTATCTCGCCTCGAAGGCCTTAACGAATATAATACCATACAACTCATCGACTGCGGAATAGATTCACTAGAAAATTTTCCAATCGTTCAGACTCTCAAATTGAATGATCTTAAAAATTTAAAATCATTTGAAGGACTCAATGTGTCGAGCGCAAGTTCTATAAAAATATCTGTTAAGAAATGCGAGAATATCGGGTCTTTTGATGGAATTCCCTTGCTCAAGCAGCAGGGAGAAGTGTCAGTTACCTTTAGTGACCATGAGTATCCTCGCCTACCATGGTTGAGACCTATATTGTTTAAGGATCTCAAAGAATATAATGCTATTAATGTTAACTTTCCTAGTAGCCTAAATCCAATCCTTGACAAATATGCCGGTCGCGGCATGTCTAAAGCCGTTGAATTAGCAATTGCTTTAAAAACCAACGGCTTTGGCCAACATTCAAAATTTTAATTATTATTTAAAAGATTTAATAAAAGCAGTAAAGAATTGGCTCAACAGTGAAGGATTTTTCAATACTTCTAGTGTGTTTTTGTCGTTGGCTTCTCCAGTTACTGCTTCAATCCCCAGGTCCATAGCACGCATCAATGGTAATTTATCAAGTATATCGAAGCTTCGATCATAAGAATCCCACGTATGGTTGGCAATCATGTTGCTGATACGTTCAATAGTGCCAACAGTTGAGTCACTACCTGAGCTTCTAGCATAACGGCGGGCATGTTTTAACAGAGTGGGTAAAATAGGCCAAATTTTTGTTGCTAGTTGATGCACTGCCGGCGGCTGTTTGTATTTTTTTGCGCGAGCTGAAATTTTTGATCTTTCAACGCTGGCAGGATTTTGAGGTGGATAATTCCTACTGCGTCCTCCACTGAGTCTAGCAGCATCAACATCACCCGGATCTCTCTCATCAAGGAAATATGCTGACTGAAATGGGCGGCCAACCAGCTCTGCCACAAAGTCGCTGAGAGCAACTCCACGGGGGTCTTTCTTGCGGACCATGCCACCTCTGGTGCTGCGATGAATCGCTACCTTAACACCATCATCTGCTTCTACTACGTAAAACACCTGATAGGTAATCCAATTCTTATTGCCCACATCTTGACCACGTGTCTTGGCGGACTTCTTGGCTGCTTCTACTTCGCGAGGATCAGGGCGAACTGCGGCCCATCCATCGCGGCCCTGTATGATGAGAAAGTTGTCTGGATCCACTTTGAAATTCTTCCATTCAAATGTGGTCTTGCTGAGATCCGCATCTCTAAGTCCAGCACGATTGCTGATGCGTTCTTGAGCATGTAGATACTTGGCCAACATGCGTCCTCGTGTGTCCTTACCAAACTGTTTGAGCAGAGTGCTGTCTTCGTCCAGTGGTTGATTTAAAAATTCCACAATTTCTGGATCGGTGAGCATGTGTTCATCATTTTCAATTTGCTCCAGCAACTGTCGGGTGCGTTTGATTTGTTCTAGAGAGGTCAATGGTTGTGTCATGTTGGTTTGTTCCTTGATGAATTATTTATCACTAAACATGTCCACTGCTATGATAAATACTCACATGCTGATCAACGAAATCCTAGACTACAATGTAACAGTGCGTTCAAACCTAAATCCCAAGATATGGGACCGTCGCGGCCAAATGCATGATACCATACGCGATCAACTGAAGAAAATAGCCCATGCCTTTGAAGAGTTTGTGGGAGTTGAGCTAGACGTTCAAGACCGCACACTAACTGGCAGCATGGCCAACTATACTTGGACTACTCACAGTGACCTAGATGTGCACATTGTGGTAGCAGGCCAGCCCACAGCCGAGCAGCGCGAGCTGTACATGGCCAAAAAGGCTCTGTGGAGCGAACAACATGCGATCACTGTCAAAGGCATCCCAGTGGAGTGTTATGTTCAAGGTCAAGACGAGCCGCATCACTCCACAGGCGTATACAGCATAGACGACAACAAGTGGGTGATCACACCCAAGCGAGTCAAACCTCGCATCAACGACAGCGCAGTCACAGCCAAAGCACGCGACCTTGCTCATGCTATCAAACTGGCCATTCACAGTCAAGATCTCGAGAAACTGCACACAGTAAAAGATCGTGTGACCAACATGAGAAAATCCGGACTAGATCGTGCCGGAGAGTGGTCCACCGAAAACATCGTGTTTAAGATCTTGCGTAATCACAAACTGATCGATCACCTGACCACTGCCATTCGCAAACTGGAAGATCAAGACCTCAGCTTAGAGCAGGCCCAGTAGTCCCCGAGCTGCGAAGCAGCTTGCGGTGCGCGATTTTTTTAGCAATAATCTACGCAGTTAATTATCGTATAACTCACTACTGGCCGGAGCCGTTGTGTCTGACTGAGTCTGAGTGTTCTGAGATTGATATATGTGACCACCCCATATGATTTGGTAGATCTTGGCCAACTCTAAGATGTAGAATTCTCTACGCTGACCTTGTTCAGTTATAAGTGTGTATGTCATGGTACTACCTCCTCCCGGGCTGGTGAGATTATCTAGACTGCGATATGGCTAGGGCCAACTGTTCTAACTGTGATTGAAGTCTGAGAATCTCTCGAGCCTGCTGTTGCTGCTGTTGATCAAGCTGATGTATACGCTGCGCAAGCTGTTGACTAGACTCACTGTGAGATTGTTGACTTTCGATTGGCCGCATGGTAACTGTGTTGTGATATTGTGTTGTCATGTGAGTATTTACACTGACAAATGGGTCCTAGTGGTAAAAAATTGGCCGCGCAGTTTTTTTGAACTAGTACTTGACAGTGGATCAGGGTTGTTTTGCACAGTAGATCACAGGGTGTGCCCAAAATGGGTCTCGGGGATAAAAATTGGCCGCGCAAAAAATTAGTGGGAAGTACTTGACTTTTCATGGTGGTGATTTGCTACCACTAGCTGTAAAATATGCTAGTATATGTGCATAACCTCCGACCATGGTGCTGACCTCTGAGACCAAGATTCTCTTACCGTGCCATGGGGTACCCTCAAACATTATAATTTTTTTAAAAAATTTAAAATTTTTGTATACGTTTTGTGGGGTACTGCGCAGCATACAACCACAAGTGCTGCTACAACTGTTACTGCAGTAATTGTGCACAGTATGGGATACTACAACACTAACACTGTTAGTAGTCTTGGCTGCTAACCTGCAGATTAGGTTTAGAATCTAACCCACTGTGGGATACTAGGTGTCACTAAAAAGCCTGCGGAACAGCAGGCTTGGGTGTACAGTATGTTTATGTTAGCTTATGTTAGCTGTAGCAAACACTCATTAACATAGTAGTCAAACTGCTCACGCACTGTGTATATGTTGTCCTCAGTTGCTTCAATACGCTGCGTCCACAGCCAACCCTCAATGATCGTGTTCGCCCGTTCTTCGTATTCTGGGTTGTCACGAAGTCCTGCGATGACTGCTCGTTGTGCCAACTGATCAATGGCTGTGGAGTTTGTGCGCAGTAATGTGTCTAACATAGTGTGTGCTCCTGTGTGTTTGTATATGTGTTTGTATAGTAGCGCAACTAAAATAAAAAAGCAAGTGTTTTACGCAGCAACAGGTAGTTGTGTTGTACTCGAGGGGCTTTGCCCCATGGCTATCTGACTGCTGCCCGTGATTCAGAACCTAAAACAACTGGTAGCGACCACTTGATGGTCTGGGCATTATAGTTCTAAAATGTCTACGGTATCTCTAAGTTCTTTAGATAGGCCTGGAGCAACGAGGCGAAAGCTAACACTTAGACTAGGAGTTGTTAGATGATTAAAGGCAACGCTATTGGACTTATAACGAATGTCCCCAGCAGCAGCAGAGCTAAAACCAGCTGACTCCAAGGCGGAACTGATAGTAGAATTATATTGCCCTGCTTGAATACTTTGTTTTATATGTTCGGCCATGGCTTCTGTGTTGGTGCTGGCCTTGTTCGCATATCCAATGACCTGTAGTGATGAGGTTTCGCCGGTGTGCGTGTCAACTAACATGTTTAGAGATACAATGGTAAACTCACCCTGCGGTGTGGTGTGTGGTTGATTCACCGGCACTTTGAGTTGTAGTTCGCTGCTGGCCGGGCGATTATAAACATCAAGTTTGAGATGTTTGGCAATGGTGCGTATGGATCTTTTTGACATTGAATATTTAGCAAACTCGTGTGTTGTCAAAAAAAGAGCCCTTGCGGGCTCTGTGAGTTGCACACTTACTACGGAGAATTTGTTTATGCTTGGGCAGCTAGTTTTTGTGCTCGTGCTGCTGCTCGTGCTTCACGCTTGCGGATGGCACCGGGTGTCATGCTTAGGGCACGTTCCGCTGTGGCTTGTGTGTGCTCAGCTTCCACACGGTTCCAGTTGTTGTTGATGTAAGCACGTGCCAGTTGACGTTTGAAACCCAGGTCGTTCATTACCTCTGAGATGATAGCATCTGCGTCTACGCCCTGTGCTTTGGCACGAGCAATCAATTCGCGAACTTGTTGGCTTTTCTTCATTTTGCTGCTCCTTGTTTAGTTAGTGTGTGTATTATAACAAGCTGATGTTGGCTTGTCAATAACTTTATGCCAGGTAGCAAGTGCCTCTAACCATGCCGCGGCTACAGCGACCTACTCGTGTGTGAGCAGTGAGTCCCTGACTGTTGAGTAGCTGCTCTGCCAATTGTGCTACAGCTCCTGCCACTGCTGAATGTAGATGAAATCCTACGTAGCGTTTTGGCGCAGTTTTCTTGAGATAGTTGCGATCTGTCCAACTATTATATACCACTGCGCCCAAATGAGCTGCTGCTGTGCGAACTGCCTTGCGGAATTCTAAAGTAGTTGCTGTATACACAATATGCTCCTTGTTAGTTAGTGTGTTTGTATATTAGCGCAACTAAAATAAAAAAGCAAGTGTTTTTTACGCACGCTGCAGCGTTCGAGGGGTACTTGCTGCCGATAAAAAAGCCTGCTACTTAGCAGGCTTAGGTGTTAGTATAACTAATAGTCCAATTGGCCCATGCTGTTCCAACGGCGTTTGAGTTTGCTTTCTGCGTCGGCCTGCACAAACAAGCGTATCTGGCGTGCGATCTCACGTATGTTCTCTGAACGGTATTCTATGGAACAGTCCGAATCGCGTGGTGTGGTCACAAGTTTTTTAAGCAGTTGCTTGCGTACTTGTATGGATTTGCGATATGACATAGCGTTGCTCCTGTAGTAGTGGTTAGGCGCTGCTGTTTAACAGCGTAAGTGTATAATATAACCAAATGCTCACGGTGTCAAGTGTTGCTTAGTTTTTGATGTAGTCGCCCTTCCACAGAGAAAGCACAACCATGCTGTTGTTGCCTACCTGGTAGTTGTAATCTTCGTCAAGTCGGAACACTGTGGTAGTGGTATCGTTGTCGCGAGTAGTTAACGGCACAAATTTACCTTCGCAACGGCGAAACAGCTCAGCGGCAATATCGCCTGTTATTGTAAACTTTAACTCTCCTGAGGATGTTCTTACTTGATGAAATTTAGAATATGCTCTGTGTGGTAGCATGATGTGCTCCTTGTTTAGCCAGTAGATTATACGATCAATCAATTAAGCTGTTTACTTTTAGTTTTAGGTGCGGGCTGATGTTCCTTGATCATCCTATACAGGGGACAGGTCTTGTTATATTGGGCATCTAGCTCATCTACATACAGCTCGATCTCAATGGGATCTAGAGCAGTATACCACTCCTCGCCGAGCAGAAACTGGATTAGGTTTCTAAAATAAGATCGAGCAGCCTTGCGATCTACAGGTCGCCCGTTCTTCATCTGACGGTGCTCGCGCACTTTTTCGTAAAATTGATCAAATGCGTCATCGGCAATTTCAATGGTGATCTTCATGCTGCGTCCTTATACGATCAAATAGTATTGTATAACAAAGCCAGCACAATGCCGCTGGCAAATAGCGCAGCATAGCCGACCAATTTGTCACCAAAATCAGATGTAAACATAATGCTCTCCTTGTGTTGATGTTGTTATACTAACACCAATCATTGAAGTCAGCAAGAAGAATTTATCGTTGAACCCTTGGGGTACTACCCCTCGGTGAGTGTAGACTCACGCTCTCGAAGCCAAGCAATTCTGGCCTGTATCAATTTGATATTGTCCTGTTCTTCTTTGATCTGTTTTGCCAGTCGTGCTTTGGCATTACGCTGGCGCGATTCGGTATTCTTTCGATTACGTTCAAGTCGCTTGTTCATCTCGTCGTCCGTTTCCATACGACTGACATGAACGGTATATTGAGCACCCCATCGATGTTTGAGCGTAACCTTGCATCCATATAGCACTTCATAGGTGTTGAACTTGATGCGAATCGATTCAAGGTGATCTCTCGCTTCTTGAAATGTTTTATCATCGAACATCAGCTCAATATCTTCTCGATGTATTGTTTTAGATTTTCTCCGGGGCTGTCTCATATTGACTTTATAGTTGGTGAAGTTAATAATCTAGTGCGCTACTAGCAACGAGGACTTTGCCAAGTTTCGCAGTGTGTTTTGCTACCGCAGCAGCGAATCAATGCTGCGCCTCGGGGACTAACCCATTGATCAGTTAACGATGCTGGATATTGAGGATCCCAGGGGCGATCTAGGTTAGGTTTGTAATAGAAAGGTGCTCCTGTGCTTTGAAGTAGTCGAGAGTTTTGAGCGCAGCCAGTTAACATCAACAAGCACAACGCAACCACAATCCACGCACTACCTAGTTCCAGTTGATCTTTCATAGAATCCTCTATATTACATGTGCAAGCAGCGGGGCCTTGGGCCCCTACTGCCGGCAAAGTTTATCGTGCTAACGCAATAGTTTCGTCACGTATATCTTCCAGCTGATCGATCAGTTCCTCGATAGAGCAGTGGATGTCATAGCAGACGTCAACGTCATCGGCTGCTGGAAGGTCTGCTGCCTGCTGGCAAGCGTCTGCGTCTTTTAACAGCGCAATTGCTTCTTCGAGTTTTTGGATGTTAACGGCCATTTTGTTGCTCCTTGTTGTGTTAGTGTAAGCGTATTATATGACAGGGCTTGTGCCCTGTCAACTGTTATTACTCCTCAGTAACTCCTACTGCTCGCGCAGCAGCAACGCCTTGCTCAGTCAAGTATAACACTCTGTAACGTGTAGCCGTGCGCACAAATACACATCCGCCATCACTCCATGCGTGAAGCGTAACGTCTGGGTCCTTAAGCAGTTGGGTAATAGCAAGTTTACGAGCACGAGGAGTCGTGTTATACTTGCCCAAACAGCCGCACATACAGCCGGGCTTGCCTGCGTAGCTGCGTATTGTATGTTCTACTGTAATCACAGTGTGCTCCTTGTTGTGTTAGTGTAAGAGCATTGTATACTCACCGATACAATATGTCAAGAGGAATGTCAAGCGATTTGTGGTTAAATCTCCACTTCTTGCCAATCACCTAGCCATTCGACAAAAGCAGCTGAGTTTTGTATGATTCCGGCAACTTCTTCATTATAAACACACTCTAGCCAAAACATGTCGCAACCTCGCATCTTGGCCAAAGATACAAGGCCTTTCATCTTCGCCATCCGATACTTCAGCACTTGTTTTTCTGGCACGATGCGCCATTGTCGGGATGGGTGGGTTAGGGGGTTGTAGTCGTTGGTTGCTGGAGTCCAAATGTCACTCCCAAAATCAGAAAAATTGCCCTCAACCTTTCTCCCGTCTGCCATAGCGTGTATCTCAGCAGCCCATTTGTGTGGCGTTGTCATTTCAAATCTCCCAGTTCCTTAGCGTGTGTATATGATAACATCACACTGCCCAAATGTCAACCACAGTATTTTAACCGTTCCATCAAGATCTGTTGCTGTACCTCAGGTGTGTTCATATGGTAAGTCAAGTGCCTAAACCCGACAGTAGTGCCGCCGCTGTTCGGCAGTGACTTCAACCACTCTTCGGGCACTGTGATTCGATCTCGGCTGTACACACGTCGGTATCCGTCGGCGGCATGGTGTCCTCCTTGATCTAAACTATCAACCCAAGCCCGGCCATCACCTTCGGGATCCCACGGCGCATGTTGCTGTGCCATATACTCTCGCCAGTCTGCGCGATCTACTCTGGCCGCCAGTCTATGTTTGCGACTGATCACACAGTATCCTCTTGTTACAGCATCTGCCAAATATATGATCATTATTTTTGCCTCGTGGGTTTGCTAGTCGTTATCTTCCGTCAACGTAAATCATTATGGTCCCTAGGGCCCAAATCACCGCGGCCAGGACAGACGCAACCAACAGGACCCACGAGGTAAACACGGGCATAAAAATCAACAGTGTGATCACGGTAGCAAGTAGGACAAACACTGCTGCCCATACCTTAAGGGGCAGTTGCTTAATTTCTGCTATTAGTTTATTCATGGTTTTGCTCCTTGTTGTGTTAGTGTAAGCGTATTATAACGCCTTAAAGCCTACAGGTCAACCAAAAGAAAAGCAAGCTCGGGCTTGCTTTTCCCTACTACACGCTGTCTTAAGTTACCTTTGCGATAAGCCCGTCCTTCATCGTCACAGTGGCGAAAAATTCGCGTTTCATTCCTGTGATGTGGGGACGACCTGCGACCACAAGCTCGCCGTTGCGCTCATACTCTGGACCAAACACGCTGGTCTCTGTGTAACGCAGGGGCTGACCCACTGCTGCTTTGAGTTCTTTTTTGCTGTCATATCGGACTACAAGTGTCATTTCGTTCTCCTGTTGTGTTAGTGTAAGCGTATTATAGCACATACACTAACCGTTGTTGACCGTTAATAGTCTGCTGTAAGGTCATTGGTCTTAGGGTTGTAAATCACATACACGTTGCCTGGCTCTAACTTTCCAGTGCCCGCGTCGTCGTAGTATGTTACAGTGTAAACAAAATTTCCGCCGCTGTTAATGCCTTCAAACTCTGCTGTCTCAAAGGCGCAGCCTGTGTAGCCTGTCTGAGCCAATATGCGGGACAGGTCTTTTGTGCTGAGAGTTGATAACTCTTTGACTTTAGCTGCTGAAATCATTTGTGTGCTCCTGTTGTATTAGTGTAAGAGCATTATAACAAGGATTGAATAAGCTGTCAATCGCTAGCTACAGTTGGAATACCTTTGATCTCTGTGGGACCCACAGTTTTCATCTTGATATCAACTATAGCAATACCGTGTTGACGAGCAAACTTCGTAGTCATTTGAGTTTTACGCAAGAGGTTAATTGCTGGCTTGTTCATTTGTATCTCCTTGTGGTATTAGTGTGTATTATAACAACACCAACAAGGTCAGTCAACCTTTTATTAAGTCAAGGAGGCTGTTGTTGAGATCTGCTACTTCTTCAGTGGGGACATAAAAATCTGTGCGCGGATCATAATAAGACCCTTCTAAGGGATCGTAGTAGAGCACACGACCATTAGGATAATGAAACGGGCCTTCTAATCCTCGACGGGGCCCGTAGGTTTGGTTGTGTTTGAACACAGTGTAGGACATGATTTGGTTACCTAAACAATTCTACGGTAATCACAGCAGCCAACGAGATAACCCCAACCCCACCAAGAATGATTATCGCAGTATCAATCATGAAGTTTACCTCGTCTGATGTGTTCTTGAATCCATTGCTCAGCAGCGTGGGCAGTATACCATGTCAATCGAGCCGAGCTGGTAGATGATGTTTTAACAGAGATAGTCCGCCAGAAGAATCGCCAATAACGATATTGAATTCGAAAGATCACCCTATTGCTGGCAGTGCGTTGTTCTACAATTCGAAAGTTTTTTCTTTTCAGTTTCATGCTGCGGCCCATGTATAGGCTTGATAAAATCCTTCAATACCGTCAACAGACTGAACCGTGGCAATCACACGACCGTGACTGTTAGTGATTACAAAATTGTTGCCTATGGTATTTACGTGAAGTGCTTGTTCAGCCAACTTCTCTGACAGATGAAGGTATTGGTCGACAACTTGTGCTTCGTTCATGTTAGTCTCCTTGTTTGGTATGATCTTATTATGCTGCCAACAACCATAGTTGTCAACCTAATTTGACCATAGCATAGACAGCAGAGGCAATGAATAGCACAGCCAATAAGGCTACGTTTTTTATAATTTCTCTAAACATTATACGCAGTCTGAAAACGCAGATACCCAAGCTTCAATGTCTTGACATGAGTTGTTGGCAAAGTCGGTGCTATTAAGCAGCGGGGTCGCTTGTGGTTGTGGAGTTGGTTGGGGTACTGCTACGTCTGGATCTTTTTGATTGTGAGTATTCATTTTATTTTGATCTTGTAGATCATTCCTAGTTAGAGGATTTTGTCCTCATTGTATTTATCGACGGTGTTCTAAATGTTGCTTACAGTCAACACAGTGCCGCACGCCGGACACAGCCATTCTTCTAGCCTCTGGTATGGGATCTCCACATTCTTCGCAGTGACTAAGACTTGGTCCTTGTGGCAAGTTGTTACGCACAGCAGCAATGGCATTCATGTTGAGGTGAATGGCATGTAGCTGTCCAAACTCTCCCTCTTCCATATTTTCATTTTGATAACTGTGTGTGTCCATGTGTGTTCCTTGTTGAGGTGCACATTATAGCACACCTCAACAGCATGTCAATTATGCTGAGGTATAAGCTTCTTGGTATCCATCCCAGCTCATGTATTCTACAACACGGGCGGGATACAAATCGCCGTGTCTGTTGCTATACATGTCTTCGAGCCAACGAATGCCCATGCTCAAGCGCGGCACAGCAAACTGTCCAACATCGTCAGAGTGAACAGCAAAAAAACAGTCATTGCGTCCGCCGGTGTCCGCCACTGCTTGACCGTCCACCCAGTCGGGCCCAGTAACAATTTCTTCCAGGTACTGAACACGCACGCCCATTTCTTCCTGGAAGAACTGTGTAAATTGTTCAACCATATCAGCGCCAACGATAGTGCCGGGCCATACGCATACTTGTGTAAAGCCTGGATTGAGTGCGATGTTTGTATTCACAGTGTGCTCCTGTTGTGTTAGTGTAAGTGCATTATACTGCTATAGAGAGTTGTTGTCAACCACTGCTACGCCCTCCGGCGGTGTATCTTCTGTTACGCGACCTTGGATTCCAACATTCTGGTATGCTACTTGCTCTGCCGGTACGCGAAGGTCTGGGTACAGCTCACGTTCAACTCTGTAGCCTCCCCGACCATTACTACCCCGCCACGTTTCCCAAACTACACAAACACTTTCACCCGGAAATGCGCATTTTTCTTTGGCAACATACTTGTCATGTGCGAGATAAAATCCGTTGGCAGGATGATGTATTTTGTAATTCTTTTTGCCTTCGCTGACCAAAATACCTTTTAGCCAATTATATTCTGACAGGTAATAAATTGTTTTTTCCATCATTCGACTCCAAAGTGACGTCTAATCGCATCTGCCATATCATGTTTTGTATATGCGCCAGCCTCGCACTCAAACTTTAAGCACTCCCGCACAATCGACTCAGCGAAGTTTTCAACCCATTTTTCTGAGTAATATGTTGGGGAGTATTGTGTTGTAGCTTTTTTTGCCAGCTCTTTAATCCGCTCGTTCATGTTAGTCTCCTTGTTCAGTGATGTGTATTATAACACAATTGTTCTAAAGATCAACTAAAATCTAATTAATCGATTCCCACAGGTCGGCGACAGTTGTTGCCACATGATTCATTCCAGTTGGCTGAACCGTTACAATTGGTAAAGTATCGATTGTAACCGCCGTCACTAAAGCGATACACAGAGCAGCCTTCGTGGGTGAACAGTTTATCCACTACAAAATCACGACCCACTGATGTTGATGTTTCGGCGGGTTTACTACACCCTACGATGGCAAGGGTGATAGCAAGAGCAAGTATCAGTTTCATTCTTTAACACCTATAGCTTTATTATATCGTTTAGGAAACCATTTTCTAAGTATAGACAAATATATTTGAAAAAGATAATAATACGGCATCAGCCATATCCAATGATAACCAAATTTTGGATCATTCATCATTAAACTCCAAATCTTTTTCGCAATGCTTCGATGTAATTGTCGGTGCCTTCGACTTGATTACCGTTATCTATTGCTTCGTAAATACCAGCACACTCCCGCACGATCGATTCGGCGAATTTTTCCCTATTAAAATAAGTTTCTTGTGTAATAAATCCTAGCTGAATACGTTCAATACACTGTTCCGCCAGCTCTGCAATCTTCCCGTTCATATTACCATCCAATCTGAATTCCATAGTTTTGATACAAAGGGCCACTGCCATCATCGTTAGCAAGGCCACGTGGAACATACTTTTCGCCGTCAAATGTAACTTGAGCTTGATATCCCAATTCTTTGAGTTTAACCATTGCAGAATTTTGTACCGGAGTAACCATCTTATCGAGGATCTCAAACGACGCCAAAGCGTCCAGATGAATAAAAACGTGGCGATGTCCCCTCTTAGCGGCCTCGGTTACTTTTGGTTCAACAGTTTGTTTGAGGAATGCTTCAACCTCTGTGCAGCTTTGGTCGTACAGTTCTTTGGCTTCTTTTGCGGATATCATCATTCAACTCCAAAGTATTGTTTAATTTTCCAGCTTGCGTGAATCTTAGATTCGTCACATTGACACTCATCCGGAAGTAAATTAATACATTCCCGCACGATCGACTCGGCGAACTTTTCCAATTGTTTTTCTGTAGGCCCACATAAACTGGGAGAAAACTTACCAACCAAGTGGGGGTATTTTGTGCCATTGTAAATTTGCGCTAAATCGGCCTCTACCGCAAGATTCTTAATCAGTTCGTTCATGTATATCACCTTGTTCAATGTTGTATTATAGCACAGTGCTGTAGCAAAGTTATGGCATGATCTCTCGGTAGTTCTTGTCCATGATCACTGATATTTTGTTCTCACCTGTGCGAAGAAAAACCTGTTCGAGCAAGGCCTGATATCCTTGTGCCTGCGCAAGAAACCGTTTGTCCGATGATCGATACGCAAACAGTTGACCGTCTTCATCTTCTACCTCTACTACCATTATGTTATCCACTGATGGTTCATCAAACCTGCCCTGCCAGTGTTGAATAACTTTATTTCTTATTGCAGGGTCTAATCCAGTTAATGAATCAGCGAGGTTTTTAATAGCAATCTGTGTTCCAATATACCAACCAACAGCCGCACACAGCAGCCCAACGAGGATATATGTCATGTTATGTCTCCTTGGTTAAATGTGAGTCCATTATACATGAGCGTCGCCAAATGTCAAGCCATTTCTTTTTGATCTTCTGCGTGGGGCACTGGATACTTCTTACGACAATAGTCAAGCGCAGCCCCCACCTCGGCACGACCCTGACCAAATCCCGAATCAATCAACATGGTTACGATTTCTGATTTGGTCATAGCATCGGGCAAGGTGATCAATTCAATGTCGGTGTGCCCCTTCTTGATCAATTGTTTGATACGCATGGGATCATTTGCCCAACGGATTTTGGTTTTGCCATTGAGTGTCGAAACACCTGCTACAGTATAAGTCTTGTCAGTTGCCATGTTAGTTCTCCTTGTTAAATGGGCGTTACTTGAATCGTCACGCTTTGCTTTTCGTCTAGTGCTGAGATAAATTCGTCATCATATACCAGATCCTGCATGCTGAGATCAATCATTGATTCAACTTGTGCTAGGTCTGGTTCTCCCGCCCCGGCACATTCTACAGTAAATAAAAATTTATATTGTCGCATTGCTGTTAAACCTTTCACAGACTAGTAAGAATTGTGTTAGCACATCATCGTTGAGGTACAATCGTAGTTGAGAGTTGTCAGTGTCCCATGCCCATTGGATCGTGTGAACGTGAGGGTCAAGTGTTGGCCATATGAACGCCCTGTCTTGGAGTTTGTATAACATCTTTAGTTCAACTCCTGGACCTGCTCGATCCCATAACCATGTTCGAGCTTTTAGAAACTCAATTGTCGCAGTGTTCCATGATCCATTGCTGTCGATGCGATGAGAGAATTTACCGTATCCATTCATCCTTCGATCTAATTTAACTATATTAAACATAGTATCCTCTTAGCAGCGGGGCCTTAGATAGCCTGTTGTTTCTGCTCGCCCTCGCGGATCCATTCAGTGAGGTCTTCCTCTTCCTCTTGTTCAGCTTCCCATTCGGCCATAGAGTCAGCGATAGCAAACCAGTTGTCCAATTCGGGTGAGATAACAGAGCGAACGCTGTTACTAGTCTGCCCTTCTAGTTCAACAGATTCATCACAGCCATTATGCCATTCTCCGCAGAAGCCCATGCCAGGTTCATAGTAATAGGCGCTGATGTCAAACTCAAGATCTAGCAACTTGTTATATGCTTCAGTTGGAGGGCTCCATGCTGTTTGAAAACTTAACTCAATGGAGTTGGGTTCTTGGTTGACAATACCAACATCGCAGAAATCCCATTTAGTCCCCCAATTGGCAACTTGCCAATCATACCAATTGCGATAACCATACTTGCTTAGATTTTGTTCTTCTTGAAGTTTGAGAGCGGTCTGCTGAGCGTCGTCACTGAAACTGCCTGCTGTGGTATCAAGCAATTCAGCAGGACAGGGAATAAATGTTTGTAGAATGCCCGTGTCAGATTGCTGGTTAACTACGTCAGCAATCTTTTGAATCATTGCTGGATCACTGTGTGTAAAAATCGCTACGTTGTTGCACCAATTAGGCATAATTTTTCCTTAAGTAATTTAGAAACATTGTAACACAATCTAACCAAAATGTCAATTAACAGATTCGTCTAGGCAGCGGATCAGCAGCCTTCTTAACAAACACATGTCCGTTTAAGCGAATCCAATCTACAAGACTCTGCGGTTCATCTTCACTCCATTTGATAACACTGGGTTCGTCAACGTCATCTGTGCTGGTAAACATATACATCTCATAATGTCGTTGTGAGTTAAATCTTGCTCTTAACATCATACCGTGAAGCATGCTGTTCAACGGATTGTCAGCAGGATTGGCTCCTTTGATCACATCAAGCAACTGGCTGTGTGACCATGCCTCGGGACTGAACTTGGTTATATCTCTAAGATATTCAAATCCTTCTTCACTCCAAAAGGCCAAGAACACTCGCATGTTATGCCTTTCTAGCAGACTTAGTTAGCGGCAATACCTCTGCGCTGTGTTGATGAAACTCTTGTTCTACATAGCGAGCCAACATTTGACGTTCGATAACCGCTAGAACATTTTCTGTTGGCTCAAGGGTAGTAAACCTAACTGGACAGGCACTCCAGGTATTGTTCTTAAGAAAGTTGAGATAATGTCTGCGATGTTCGGAATTGTCAGCATCGAACACAACTTCTTCGCGCATGTATTGATTGAGTCTACTCATTGCTGCCTCCTTGTTTAGTTAGTGTGTGTATTATACGACTTCTCAGCCAAAATGTCAAGCAATCGATGCCCGCACTGTGCGGGCATCGTGATGTTACGATTCTCGATCGTAGATAACAGTTTGACCAAATGGTGCTACATTGTCGCTGCCTTTGACAATGAACAGCGTGTCGCAATAATCAGGATCACCCCAACCTCCGCATGGATACCCGTCAGTAAACATGATAAACTTTTTAGGTTGAATTTCGTTGTCCTTCATATAGGACCAGTTGACTTCAAAGTCTGTACCGCCGCCACCTTTGGGTTCGTAGCTTAACAACTCGTCGCCGTTGTCGTGCGTAATGCGCTCGTGTGCGTAAATGTCAGTGTCGAAGCACCAGATGTCAATAGCATAATCTTGATATTGATCCATAATGCCCTTAACTTCGCTAAGGAAGATAGTAGCATCTTCAACTCCAATACTACCGCTCATGTCAATAGCAATAGCAACATCGATAGTCTCGTCATTACGCATGCCCGGAAGTATTGCTCCACTGTGCCATCCCTTGCGACTTGGACGAGTAAATGAATAATCATTACGAACGATGCTCTGGATGTTCATACGAATCAACTCACGCCAGTTCATCTTAGGTTCAGTTAGGTCTTTGATCAAGCGTTGGACTCCAGCTGGCACTTTTCCTGCGCCTGCCGCCGCCGCTGCCTGTAACATTGCTTCTTTGATCTCGTCTCGAATCTTTTGTGCTTCTTCTTTGCTGATGCCGCCTGGCCCTCCTGGCCCGTCAACTGCTGCCGAACTACCTGAGCCGCTACCGGCACCGTCATCTTCTTTGATGTGGTCATCTAGCAGATCGCCAAGTTGTTTCAGCAGATCTTCTAAGCTGATCTTTTCTGCCTTGTCATAGAGTATGTCGTAGATTTCTTCCCAGGCCATTCCGCGATACTTGTTATCATAACAGATATTGACTTCGGTAATCTTCTCACCGATGCGATCGTCTACCAAGATTTGATTTACAGCATAGTCCTGGGCGATGTTGGCAAGTTTAGGATCACGTGAACCCAGTCGGCCAAAGTGATCAAACACGCAGTGAAGAATCTCGTGACCAAACAGAAACTCTAGTTTCTTTGAATTAAGAGAATTAACAAAATCTCGATTGTAGTAGAAGTCGCGTCCATTAGTGGCAGCGGTCTTACACCAGTCGCTGGCATCAACCAGTCGCATGCGTGTGGCCATATTGCCGAAGAATGGTTGACGTAGCAACAGTCCTACACGGGCTGTGGTAAGTTTCTCAATAATTGGATCTGACATGTAACCTCCTTTGTTAGTATGTGCACATTATATGACATGTTAGCCAAAATGTCAAGAAGAAAAGAGGGTGGACACTCTGAGCAGCATCCACCCTCGACTATGGACTAGGGAGGTTAGCTAGCCATAGCCTTCATAACATATTTGCCAAAGCGAGTATTAAACTCGTTGAAGCTAGTCATCTTCGTTGTGTCCAATGGAAGGTCATAGTTGGTCAATGCTGTTTTGGCACCCATGACCACCAACTCAGTTGGAAAGTTATCCATCATATAGCGGAAGAAATTGTCGCTCATTTCGTCCCAGCCTTTGACTTTCTTGTCAGCACGTTCTTTGAGTTCGTAGCACAGGCTCACTGTCAACGAATACATAGCACTGATCTCTTTGATCTCCAGCGTCTTAACTTTACCGTCAAGAATGTCTTCTGCTTTAGGCAAGCGACCTACGATCTTGCGGTGAGCCATAAACTTAACAGCAAGCCCATCGCCTACAGCACCAGCAACCAAATTGGTCAACGTGTCGTGGTCGATGTCATCGTCCTCCAGAAGGTCACTGACAAAACTCCAGGAACGCGGTGTAGCAAATGCCTTGCTAGAGCTCTTTGGATCAAAGTCGTAGAGGTCTTGTTTGGCGTGTCCAACGTAACCAATTACCTCAGCGTGAATCTTGTTAAGCGTCGCCCAGTCTTGCCAGTCGTTAAAATCTACCTTGGCTTCCAAGTGAACGAAACGATTTGCCAGCGGAGCAGGCATACGATAAGTTACGCCACGATCGCCGTCACGGTTACCGGCAGCCACAATGTCTACACCCTTGGGCAATACATAAGTGCCTACTCGTCGATTGAGGATCAGCTGATAAGCTGCTGCTTGAACAGCTGGCGGTGCCGATGGCAGCTCATCCAGGAAGATGATTGCGGTACTGTCTTCATCCAGTGGAAGTTCCGCTGGTGGTGCCCAAACCATCTTGCCCAATGTGGCATTGTAGTAAGGAATACCTTTGATATCCGTTGGTTCCCAGAGTGCCAAGCGAACGTCAATTACCTCACGCTTGGTGTCCTCACCAATCTGCTTGATAATGTCTGATTTACCAATGCCTGGAGGCCCCCAAAGGAATACCGGACGACGTTTTTGAATTGATTTGAGAATAGCTCGCTTTGCGGCTTTTGGACCTACTTGTCGAATACTGTTATCTGTTGATGCCATACAACCTCCTTAGTTAATTTACTGTCTCAGTTTCAATAGTATAGCGCCGTTGAGCGGCGCTGTCAAGTTATTAAAAGTTATCAAAGTAATCGTTGTCGGTGATGTAATCCTCGTCAACACCAAACCCCGCGCTGGCTAACGCATACGCATCGTCTGTATCGTCCCAGTCATCATACTCTGGATCGTAATCCATGTCGTGTTCAGGCTCGTACAATTCATCATAGTCGCGCTCGAGTTCATCGAAGTAAATGTCTTGTTCCATGATAAAGTCTCCTATGTGTTGTGTTAGTGTTCGTATTATATGATCACTGGACCAAAATGTCAAGCAGTTATTCTCATATCGATCTCTTTAAAAATCGTTTAATAGTCCACTTGAGATGGAACTTACGTTTAATGGCGTGAGTTGCTGCCAGTGGCATACGTGCGCCGCCCTCTTCGCGCAAGCGAGCCCAGTTATACGCGGCGTAGGCGATCCAGTTATGGCCATACTCCTTACGATTCCAAGCTGAGGGGCTGTTAATAAATCTTTCACACTTGTGTCCCACAACCTTGGCTGGCCAATGATGTTTACGGAACTTACTGTATACTCTAGATACGTAGAACATGGGCCAAGATTCCTAACGGTTAACCAACCGCAACAAAGATAGTACCTTCATCATAATTATACTGCACATTAACTACCTTTGGGTTGGGTGTGTAACTCCACGAAACAGACTCGCCAATGCGAGGAACAAAAGTAGTAGGAGTAATTTCCAATTCTTTAACTTGACCAAACTGATCAATAATTACCAGTGATTTCATTTTTTTATCCTTTTTTGAGTCAACCACCAAACATCATCATTTCATAGAGATGTGACAGTTCTTCGTCGGAACAGTCTTTAACGATCTGCGTGTAAACTTCTCGGCTCATAGCAGGACCATCGTCGGCATTCCAATAGCCCATATCCAAGTCCAAAAGGCCTTCAACATTCTCCATGTCATCATCGGCCATGTAGTCCAGCATTTCCAAAACCTTGTTTTCCATTAGTTGTCGCATTGTCGCTCTCCTATATGTTGTGTCAGTGTTCGCATTATATGATCACTGGACCAAAATGTCAACGATTATATACCACCACTACTGTTTCATAAAGACTCGCAAGTTGTTCATCAGAGCAGGCACTGACAAGCTGAGTATATACTTCTCGGCTCATAGCAGTACCATCATCAACATTCCAACAGCCCAAATCCGATTCTAAAATATCTCCCACGTACTCAATGTCCTCTCTGGCTATATCGTCTAGGATTTCTACAACCCTGTTTTCTATTAGTTGTCGCATGTCGCTCTCCTATGTGTGTTAGTGATCGTATTATATGATCACGCAGTTACTTACTGCGACCGTTGATTAGCGCACCAAACACAGCCACAGCCAACCATGTCCGAACAGAATACTCAATAGTATGGAGAGACCCAAACAGAGTATTCCACGCCCACATAGTCAACAGTGGCCCTACGATCACCAGAACCACTACTATCAGTACAACCAACAATTTATCCATTTTCTGCCTCCATCATTTCTTGTATAAAATTAAGTTCAGCAATCTCACGATCGATCGCTGCTTCTCGCCGTTTACTGTTGGGTACACTACCTCTCTTGTATACCTTCCAATAATGTTTACCGCACCATGCCGAACCTTCCAGTACCTTACATCCGCACTGCCGAGCACTGGGGTTTCGAGGATCTACTCCCGGACCCCACCATTGGCAGCCATCTTGATTGTACGATGCCTGAGCGATAGACCTTGCCTGTGTATCATCCATCAATTACGCTCCATTTCGCATCACAGTTACTTCAGCCATGCTCATCCAATTGTTTGGAAAGCTCTTGCGCAGGTCTGCAACTTTTAACACAGTGCGCAAGCTCAGCTCACGCATCTTAGCACGATTCTGGTCGATGAATTCTACTACTTCTTCGCCTTCGCCGTTGGTAAAGTCATAGGTCTCTAGCATACCGTCGTGAACAATCTGTTTGATGCGCAATATCTTTTCACGGTCGGTGTCCATGCGCAGGTCAATGTAGTGACATCGTGATTCGAGAGCAGCCAAGTGGTCTTGGAGTTTCTTGCTACGCACGTTTTCAAACTTGATGTTGGTGATAAAGATAGCACCGGCTCGAAACTCAAATCGATCTGGAATGCCTTCTTGTCGCAACATACGTGAATCCGTGTTCCAAGAGATAGTGCGCTTCTTGCTGCTGTCTAATGCTGCCTTGAGAATGTTAAGGCTAAGATCGTCAAGCAACACACTGTCACAGTCATCAAACACAATGATGTTACCGCGGTCACTGTATTCGTAGAGTTTCTTGTAAAGTCCAATGGCACTCATAGCACCCTTGACCACTTCATATTTGGGCTTACGGTTGCCTAATGCGTTAAACAAGTCGTCTCGCGACAGCACCTCTTCAATGCCAAAGCTCTTGCCCACCCCAGGAGGTCCAGTTACGATCATGGCTCGCACAGTGCCTGCCTTAACTGCCGCAGTCATATCTTTAAGCACAGTGAATCGACCGCGCAGTCGTTCAATGATTTCCTCGTCAGTTTCGTGAGCAACCAGTTCGTCACTTACACGTATCTGTTCAAGGCTACGATCGCCTACAGGTGCTTGAGGCACACTGCCCGACACCAATACATAATCTTCTGCGCTAGCACAGCGGATTCGAATCTTACGTTCCGGAATACCACGGTTAGGAGGTTGAACGCTAGCACCGTCGACGGTAACATAACCGCCTTCTGCGCCCATACGCCACTGATCAACTAGTGTAAATCGATAGCCTGCCAAGTTGGTGTCTTGACCGCGGATTTTGTATACACCGTTGCGAATTTCAATAATAGCTGACATTAATGCTCCTTGTATTGTTAGTTTCAGCATTATATGACAGAATACGCATTCTGTCAACCAGTATAGATAGGAGCGGGCTGCTGCTAGGGACACAACCCCCCACCCGCTCCTGGAGCAACTTAGTCTGCTGCCTCTGTGGCTGCTTGTTCTTTGGCTAGCGCATCTGCTACGCTAACCCACGGACTGCGATCATAGCTGCGATACGTCCACACACCGTCTTCGAACAAGTAATCATACTCTTCGCCGTTGAGCTGTGTCTTATATGCTTCAACAGAATCAAAGTAGTCGGGCTCTACACCTGTTTCGCCACGATCGCGGCCGTAGTAGACTGTGACACCTTCTTGCGGCGCATCGAACGAGTGTGGGCTAGTGGGATTGATAGCTGTGTCGAGGCTGCTGATATCGCCCAGTGCTGTGAGTTCTTCCGCCAGCTGTTGCGTGTTGTAATGTGTGATCAACATGCTGCCGTTGTGGTCAAGATACCCATCCCAATGACAGTAGACCTTACGAACGCGACCGTCTGCGAGCTTGACTGAAATTGTTGAACGTGTTGCCATTATGTTTGCTCCTTGTTGTGTTAGTGTAAGCGCATTATAACAAGCCCTTGCGGGCTTGTCAACCTACTTGAACGTGTAAATTACGCCTTGATTACTGACCTTTTTGGTTACACCTTCTGTCTCGTATCTGTGTTCAAGAGAGGCTAAGATTACAGCGTCTCTAACTTTAGCATTGCTGAGTTTGATGCTGATGGATTTTTTACCATAACTAATATATGATCTCTCCACCCTATAAACCAGTTCAAATGCCATACGCATGCGTTCTGCGCGAAGTTGAGCAGATGAAGGCCAGTGTGACTTGTTGTTTAGGTTGCGTTGGCGAGCATCTTGTGATGCCCAAAACTTGTTAGGTGATTCTGGCGTGTCAATAATAGTGGTTTTCATTTGCTTGCTCCGTGTTGTTAGTGTAAGCGCATTATAACAAGCCCTTGCGGGCTTGTCAACCACTTTATAACGCTAACTCAAGTTGGGCAGGGAGTGCGGTGATGTAGTGCTGTAACAAGCGGTCAACTTCTTGATCAATGTGTTCCTCACCATAGAAGCTCCAGCAGGAGTCGATCTCTTCGCAATCTGCGTTCTTAATCACGTATCCGTAGACATCGCCAGTGAGGTACTGATCATACACTGTTACATTGCTCTCGAGATACTGATATAGCTGGTCCTTGCGAGCCTTGGTAATGTGTTTCCAACCAAATTCTTTACGAGCTTGTTCGGCCGTGATGTAGATGTACCCAACCTGCCCACTGTCCCAAGGACACCCGAATGGACCGGTGCGCATAGTGATGCCTGAATGATCATACAAGTACAAAGGCAAGCTGAAGACATCCTTGCGGGCTATGAACTCCTCAAGGTCTTTAGGATTGGCAAAGTCATGCTTGTCACCCAATTGATAATTGCGATGGAAGCAGGCCATGGTAAACGGACTGTCCCATTCACGCGGATTGCTAGGATCTGGGTCAAAGTAGATTTCGGCAGTAAGATTGCTCACAGTACGGGTTTTAACGGGTTCACGCATACGTTGCTCCTTGTGTGTTAGTGTAAGAGCATTATACTATATATTTTTAATCAGAGCAAGCTGTTTTAGTATATCATCATTGGCTTGGGCAGCAGGACTCGTCCATGTTTTAACCGATGCTATTCTTTCATGTCGGTCAGCAAGCATGTTTATCAACATTTCATGCTCGATGTTTTTCGCTAGCGCAGGGAAATCTTCTAGGAAGAATTTATAATCCCAGCTGTAACAGTTGGGTCGTTTTACTCGTCCCTGCGGATCCTCATCTCTGTGACCAAACAGTTGAAAATACTGCGAATCAGCCAGTGACCATGGGCCATCATATAATCCATTGCCGCCTGTGCCAGTGTAAGTTAGAGTTGTCTCCAGTGGCTCGCTGCCAAATAATAATCCAGGGTTAAACCCTCGGGCATAGCGTATCCAAATCCTGCCCGTGAATCCCGGATATCCTCGGGGTAATGGAAGACCTTGTTGGTCGACTTCGTATCTCCGCCAATTGGTAACACCGCCGATTGGAGCATGATGGCTGTTGCTGACTTCTTCACGATACCGAATATTCCAGGATAACCCATCAACACCATGTCCCAGGGACTTAACTACTCTAATAATCCATTCAAACAATTCATCAAGAGAGGTGGGCTCACCATGCGCCTCAAACAACTGTTGGCGAAGGTTAATTCTGTGGTCTGGGGTTGTCATGTAGTGTCCTCACCAACTGCTGTGATATTCCAATATCCAGTCGTCACCTAGCGCCAAGCAGCGATCCACAATGTTAACAGTCTGTCTGAGATCATCGAAGTAGCTCTGATTAATTTGTGTATCACCAAAAAAGAATCCTTCACGAGGGGGCAATAGCTCAGTGGCCAAATGCCCAAAGTCTAAAATCTTCAAGCACAGACTGCGGAGTTCCTCTAGTTGAACTCGATCGACCACATATTGTCCGCAATCGTCAACGCCATTCTGACAGTTCTTAACAAACCAATCATGAATGGCATTGGCCTTGCGCCAGTATCCTGCTTCTATTTCAACGCTGCGTACAGCACCTGCCAGCTGATTGGCCGCTAGTTCCGGAAACAGTTCAGCAATGGTTTGCCTGAGTTCTGATTCTTTGGGGTCTCGCCAGCCGGATATATAGCGGCGCCCAATCACATACATGTCTAATCCCACGGCAGTCTCCTAGCGATCAAACATGAGATCGTTGTAGTAGTCAGCCATGTCTGTCATGGATTCTGTAGCTACTTCCATGACCACTTCTGGGTACAGTTCCTCGATCAGTTCACACTCTTGCTCAGTGAGATCGTCGCCGTCAACAAACTGTGCGCTGATTACATAAGCATCAGCATAGTCTGGATAGTCACGATGGTCAACACCGTGAAGAGCGATGGTAGGGTAAGAAACCAAACGGCCGTTGATGATAACTGGTTGTGACATTACTTGCTCCTTGTTGTGTTAGTGTGTGTATTATATGACTTCTCGGCCAAACTGTCAATCACTATCTGCGTTGGCTAGCCCAACACGATAGAAGAACAGAGCATCGGAGATCCGTATAGCTTGGTCATATTCAAATTTGGTGGTCGGCTCAGCCATGGGATCCAACATGGTTCGGATATCCTCAACGGTTACATCCTTACCCCATTCATACATCCAGCGGAAATGGGCGAGGAAAGATTCTATCTGTTTATCGGTCATGGTTTGGTTCCATTTGATAGTTGGATTGTATTTCGGAATATCCATTATCGGATGAGCGACCAGACGAATATCCCTCATGGTATCCGTCTGAGTGTCCTTCCCAATATCCGTTATTGTGTATAGCGTCCATGACTTCATTAATCATGACCTCAGCAGCATCGACTGACAGCTCTTGGTTCAGAACATCCATTAAGATTTCATGGAGAGTTTTAATTTGATTTGATTTGCTCATTATCCAATTCCTCTAGCTGGTTATATGTTTGTTTCAGTCCTGCAAACTTTTTTATGTGTGCCAAATGACGCTTCCCCCATTCAAGGTTCTGTCCATTAAACATAGCGTCAGCATCTTGAACGAGACTTTCCAAAGATTTTACATACGATGAATAGGGATCCACTGTCTCCGCTTTTAATTCTTTTACTGAAGACAATGCCGCAGTATAAGCAGCTTGATATGCCTCGTATTGGACTCGGGTTGTATGGTCGCAGTAAAATCCGTGTGAATCTACTTTCAAGGCAAATTGTTTCCCCTCCTTCACCCAAGCCTCAAATTTTTCTCTCACCAAAAAACTCACGATGTTTCTCCCAATTCTTTCCAGCGTATTGCTCGGATAATTTCCTGCTCACCAACAGCGGCAATGGCGTTTTTGACCTGTTCTCTTTTGTCGAAGTAGACGGAAAAATGCCCTTCGGGAATAGTTCGCCGCACAGCCAAGCCTACACCGTCCTGCACATCTAAATCCCAAATCAAACACCAATTGTCTTTCTCTTTAACAAACTTTCTCGCACCTTCCTGTTGGCTCAGCTTGTAAGCTACATCGCGGTAGTGCCACTCAGCTTCAGCTTCTGCCTGTGTGCGGAAACCGTGACCTTGAATAACTAATGGTTTTACATTATCTTCATATATGTATTTGCAAATGTCTCCGTTCACGTGCAGAATAAAAACCTCATCACCCTCCTGCGGCCAAGGTTTCAGCGCAGCTTCAAGCCGTTTGATTTCCTCACTGAGTTCGGCGGCAAGTCTCTTCAGTTCGTTTAAGTCTTTGTTCATTTCAGTCTCCTTGTTAACTATGAGTCCATTATACATGAACTAGCCAAACAGTCAACCAAAAAGAATATACTTTATGCATGCAGCAATGCTGTCACAAAATTCGTGAGTCCTGTTTGTTAGCCCCATGAGAACCTTAGTGATGTCTAAACAAGAATAGTTCTTATTCGCATTCACATTCTTATTCACATTCTTATTCACGTTCAGATTCTTGTTCGCCATCGCAATTGTTAACGTTTACAGTTCCCACGATGTTCATCAAGTTAAACTTGATGGTCTACAGTGGCACTAGTACTTGTGAATCCCTATACCGGACAAGCACTCTGATCATGACATGATCTAAACAAGAACAGTTCTTATTCGCGTTCACCACAATACCCCATGCGATCATCACTCGTTCACAAGAATTTCTCTGTTGATCACAACCAGCATATTTTAAAAATGTCACGCAATAGTTAGGTCAACTCTGATTACACTGCTGTTAGGCCATTGGGTCAAATAGTCTTGTATTGATAGGATTCTAGTCTAGTACTTAATATTAACACTATATGTAACACTATACGTAATACTGTGCGCAACAGTCACGGCCCCACGAACATTATACTGGCCTAGCACAGTTAATACACACTGTCTGACATTGACCGACTTTGAATGATTTTGATTGACATTGATAGACTATTAACAGTAATGTGATTTAACCCGATACACTGTGTTTGACTATGTGCATGCACTAAACCAACATACTAGCTCATGATCAACACCCGCTCATACCATATAGGTGACCATTAGTCATGGTATCCAGTAATAATACACAACCACTAGCAGCGGGGCCTAGTACTAATAGCTGAGTTCTTGTGGTGATTGAACACCTAACAGCCCATACCATTTGAATATAGTACGATCTAATTTAGATATTAATGTTAAAACTGTTAATGTGTGATTAATTGCATGCCCAAGATCAACTAGACTAGAATCATATAATATACAATATAAGCAACACTAACGCACAATAAGCTAGCAGCGGGGCCTAGAGTATACACACAGCGGCTGCTGTTCTCACTCTATAACACAGTGATCTCGGGTGGTAATACTGTGAAAAACCACTTGAGAAACCAGGTTTTGATACAAGAGAAACCATATTTAGCGGCAAGGCAAATAGTATCTTGATTGAATCTAGGTGGTATTTATTTTTAAGAATAGTTCTTATTAAGATTTTGGCACTGTGGTGGACTGTGAGGCTTAATAAAAATGGTTCCCATTAAAACTCTAGTCTCACTGTGTCTAGTCTCTAGTCTCACTGTGTCTAGTCTCTAGTCTCACTGTGTCTAGTCTCACTGAAGTCTCTAACTCTCTACATAGTTCCCTTAGGGTTCTCTTATACTGTTGATGCTTTCTTGAACATCTGCTAGTATGCGTATACATGTGTGTGTGCGTGTGTGCGTGTGTGCGTATACATATACATACTCAGCAGCGGGGCCTATTCACTGTTGACTTATTGTGCTAGTGATTGTATAATAGTTTTTTGTCTAGAAGAGTGTTAACATGGCTGTGAAGGTGAGAACTAATAGTACTGATAATATCGCTATGTTTAAAGCCATGAACACGTATCTTGTTGACGGTTATAAGCGAAGCCCCCGAGGCATTATTCCTAATCTTGGCAATCACCGAGATAACTTTGAACGAGCACACGGAGTCAAGATCCATCTAGATTCTCGTGGCACTTGGACACACGTGGAATTTGCTTCACCACACGACTACTTGTTGGCCATGCTGCGATGGACTGGATAAAGTTCACATGGCAGTACACGGGTGTGGCACCATTTGGAGAGATCTATTCGTGGCTCGAGGATCGGTTTGGATCTCAGGGATGGGAATATGCTGGAGCAGAAACCATTTACTTCAGTGACGATCGAGTGTATACTTTATTTTTATTGAGATGGGCATGACTGAGATATGAGCACTGTGAGATTTTTTCGCTTGGATGGTCGATATCGTATCACACGGTTCAATCCAACTGTGAGGTGGGCTGCACACATTCCCTGGGGCAATTGGGATAAAAGTGGTGAGTTTCGACAGTGTGTGACTCGCTACTTGGGGGAGGAACATTTTTATTGGCGGCCCGACAGTGGCCGGATTGCTGCTCCAGCTCGATGGGGCCACAGCTATCAATCAACCCGGGGTAGCTATTGGTATTTTACCAGTCAAGCAGATTGGGAAACAGTCATGCTGCTGCATGCTCTCACGGCCAATCATGACTGATCGATTTGTCTACAATGGGCCCTTTGACACTACTCTGCCCGATCACTATCTCATCATCAATGACATTGAATGGTGGCTGCGCACAGAAACAGAAATATATGTATGGATGGATCACCATCTGCCCCAAGGCCGCCTGCATCACCGGGGCATGTGCGTGGTCATACCTGAGGCTCGAGATGTAGTGATGTTCTTGTTGAGGTGGGCCCAATAATGCCAAGAAATGGTGAATACGAATTGTTTACTCATCGGGGGCACACTTACTGTTATGACGATCCTGATCAACCCCCAATACCCACACCCCTGGGCATGAATGCGTGGCTGGCAGCTCAACCCCCGGGCATGGCCCGGCCCTTGAATCCTATTGATGATACTGCTTGGTATTTGACACCTCAGTGTTATCTCATGTGGAAGCTGCGTTGGGGGTACCAATGACACAGTGGAGCGTGTACCTCACTGATCAAAACCTAGGTGTTGCCCAGGCCCTGATCAGATTTACACAAGCAGACTCGTGGGCTCAACAACACTGTGTGAGCTACTGCGGATCTGTGAACACGGATGTGTCAGACATCAGTCAGCACTACGATACCGTGGAGCAGTACACATTCAGCAGCGAAGCCGATGCCCTGCTGTTTACCTTGAAGTGGAGCAACAGCAGTGTGTAATATAGGTCAAACTGTGTATTTTGTAGAAGCCCATGCGCCGGGGGACAAATATCAAAATGTTCTGGAGTTTAAAACAGCCGTGGAACAGTGGCTTGAACAACATCATATCAAATACAAATGGCATGGGCACGAAACCAGAAGACTTGGAGGAGTTACTTCCTATAGATATTGTGGGGTATGCTATGATGAAAAAGCAGCCGTGTTCTTTACTCTGCGGTGGGGGTAACACATGAAAAACTGGGTAATCTTAGACTATGATCCGGGGTGGAAGGCCGAGGCGTGGGCCAGAGCCCATTGTCCTACTTATATAACCAACACCGGAGACGCTGTTGAAATGAAAATTAAGTATTATTTCTCAATGACTGAGCAAGGCCAGCAAGAAATGCTGCTGTTTGCCATAAGGTGGGCATGATGCTAGATGTTAAACTAAATCGGCAATCTATTTGCCAGTCCAGCCCTGGCTGTGGATGTAAGGCCTGGCTGTATCATACTGTTTCCACCTATCAAACCTATCAGCAGGCCAAACGGTGGTTACACGAGCGCAACATCGCAATAATTGTGTCAAGTGAACCATACACTGGCGGGTATAGATTCAAATTCCTCTGTGAGAATGAGCACATGATATTCGCGTTGAGGTGGGCATAATGGGAGTAGCCAGCGGGATTAGTCCAGAGTTAGAACGTGCGTTACTTAACGCATGGCGAAGTTGGAGACAAGAGCCGTTAACTGGCAGCAAATATGTTTACTTTGATATGGTGGTCAAAGATCGGTATGGTATACAGCTATACCAACAGCATGGCACTGGTTGGACCGGGTTCGATGTTATTGACGAACAAAAGTTTACAATGTTTTTATTGAGGTGGGGATGATAGAGTGGATTCAAGATCGTTGGTTGACTTGGCGCACGGGACTGACCCGAGACCAGCGAGAATATAGACAGTGGGTTGACACCACGGTAAACATCCGTGCCAGCACCGCCGAGGACATGTTTAAAAATTTCAAATATGTGATCATGGTGGACTATTGGAAATTGTTTGACCACAGTCATCCCTTTGGCCTACCCTTGGTTGACCATGCTC